ATATCCATTTTTTTTACCGAAATATTGCTTGTAAAATTACATGTTGTCACATGATATCTCGGCGAAAATGGCGGATAACATGTAAAATTACATGTTGTCACATGATGGATTTTAGTAATTTTCTGTAAAAAGTTCTATTTTATGATTGATTTTTCCCATAAAATATACTATAATAATAATGTAATAAGAAAAGGAGAATTGAAAATGAAAGAAAATATTAAGTGTATAATATGTGGAACAGAAATTAGAGATTATGGTAATAATCCATATCCAATAACAAACGGCGTGGAGGATAGATGTTGTGAGATATGTAATTGTAATAAAGTAATACCAACAAGAATGTATATAGCAGTGGTAATGAGAAATGATTCTAATATAATAGAACAACATATATATAATAAAGACAATGAAGTTAACTTGGCAGAAATGCTATGTGGCATACAAGGATTACTAGATGAAATATATAAGTTTTATTATAAAGGTAAATGGTATATAAGAGTATATGCCGATAGGGATGGAGATTACATAGAGTACTGGGAAGATATAGAAACCAAAAAACCATATAAGTTAATTAAAAGAGCCTTGATGTAAGGCTTTTTTTATTGTATAAAACCGAGGCGTAACGCGTGGAGAAAAGGATATTATAATGATATTAGAAATAAGAATAATAAAATAATATAATAATAAAGAAGGAAGGAATAAAAGAAGTATATATGTATATTATAGTATAAGTAAGATATAATAGATTGGTTCTAATAGAAGACCATATAGATAATAGTAAGGAGGAGATTACTAAATGGTAGATGCTATATATAGTGATATTAAGAATTTCTATATAAGAAAAGGTAAAAATGACCATCCTCCAGTAAATGTATTAGCAAAGAAGGAAGTAGTAGTTAATTTGAATGAAGTTATTGGTAGAGAATACGAACCCTTCTGGAACTCTCGCGAGCGTTATAGGGTAGTTAAAGGAAGCCGTGGTAGTAAGAAGAGTAAAGTTACGGCATTATTCTATATAGCAAATATGATGGAATATCCTATGGCTAACCTAGTAGTTATACGTAAAAGATTAAATACCCATAGAACTAGTACTAGAAACGATTTAATATGGGCTATAAATAGGTTAGGCGTTCAGAAGGATTGGAATTATAGTACTTCAGATAGTGGGGAACTAACTATTACTAGAATAAGTACTGGACAAAAGATATTCTTCCGTGGATTTGATGACCCATTAAATATTACTTCATTTAGTGTTAGTGTTGGTGTATTATGCTGGGCTTGGTTTGAGGAAGCTTTCCAAATAGAATCTGAATCAGACTTTGATAAAGTGGATAAATCTATCCGTGGTAAAATGCCAGATGGTAAGGATTTAAGTGAGTATGGATTATGGAAACAAATAACCTTTACATTTAATGCTTGGTCAGATAAATGGTGGGGTAAGAAAAGATTCTTTGATAAATGTCTTGATGTTAATATTACTGAAGATGAATTAGATGAGTATAATGCTGGTAAAAGGAAGAAGATAAATAAATGGGCAGTAAATAAAAAAGAACATATATTTGTAGGTACTACTATATATGCCTGTAATGAGTTCTTAGACCAAGACGATATAGATTTATTTAATTTAACTAGAGTAAATAATCCAATAGCATTCCAAATAGAAGGTCTTGGAAACTGGGGTATATCAGAAGGACAGATATTTAGAAATTGGACAGTTATGGATTTCGATTATAAGCAGGTAATAAAACAATCTATCAATATAAATGGTAAGACTAAATTGAAACTAAGATTTGGATTAGACTTTGGTTATACTAATGATGTTGCGGCGTTAATCGCTTGTATAGTAGATGAAGAGAATATGCGTATTTGGATATTTGATGAGTTCTATAAAGTAGGGCAAACCAACCTTATGCTAGCAAATATGATACGTTATAAAGGATATAATAAAGAAGTAATCCGATGTGATTCGGCAGAACCAAAAAGTATAGATGAATTGAAATACTATGGTATTACTAGAGCTACTTCAGCATTAAAAGGTAAAGATAGTATTAGACAAGGTATAGGTAGATTAAAAGATTACAAGATTATAGTCCATCCAAGCTGTGAAAACTGTATAATAGAGTTAAATAACTATGTATGGAAGAAGGATAAGGAAACAGAGAAGTTATTAAATGAACCAATAGATGAGTATAACCATTTAATGGATGCATTAAGATATGCTACAGAAGGTATTAGAGTTAGAACATTTAGATTTTAGGGAGGTGTTTATATGGAAAAGGACGTTTTGCTAGGCGAAAAAACAACGTCGGATAAGTATAGGTTTATGGCAGAACTGAGGAATAATACGGAAAAAGTGGTATTGTGCGAGGGAGGATACTTGGAACTATACCAGCAACTTATGTCTTATTTCGATGAAAGTGCCAATATTAGTCGTTTTTATATAGAGAAAAACAACGACATAATAGAAGAAAAGTGGTTACGTCCTAAGGAACAACCAAAGATATTGAGGAGGAAAAAGGAATGTTAAAGAAGAAAATGGATAAAAGGTGCTTAGCAATTATAGAGCATTATGGACCAAAACACCAACAAAGGAAATTAGCAGAGGAGAATTATGAATTACAGGATGCTATAACAGAGGTAGAATTAAGAGACCAAGATTATTTGGTAGAGCGGCAGGAGGAATTACTAATAGATGAAATAGCAGATAATCTAGTATTACTAGCACAGTTTATACAATATTACGATTTGCCTATAGAGAAAATAGACGAGAGGATAGACTATAAATTAGATAGGCAAGAGGAGAGGATGAGAAATGAGAGCATTTATAAAGGAGAATAAATGGGATGAGTTTAAAGAATTATGCAGTAAGTATGGTTTTAGTATTAGTTTAAAGAAACCAAAACAATATTTCCAAAAAGAAGTGGATGTAGATATAATGTTATTAGTAAATAAAAAGACAAGGGAATTACATTTAATTACGCCAATGGGAGAAAGTCCATTTATGGAAGTACATAAAGATACTTATAAAGATATTTACGATTTAGGTTATATAGAATATATCGAAGGTAGGTTTGACTAATGAATAGAGAAGAACGGGATAGAGAAAAGGAAATTAAATACTTAATGTATCTGAAATCAGAGCTAATAAAACAAACAAAGAAGGAATTAGCTGAACTAAGAGAGGAATTGAATAGTTTAGGTAATAATAGAGGTAACGAAAGGAGGGAAGGATATGAAGAAGGTCCTAAAATGGTTAGAAGAAAGAAAAGATGAAATAATGTATGGGATTATAGCATTACTTATAGCTCTACTAATAATGGCTATATGCTTTAGTATTCTTTTTATAGGTATTTCTGATGATTTAGTAAAAGAAGTACAAATAAGAAATGGAGAAATAGAACAATTAGAATACGAACGCAATTACTATTATGGTTTGTACGATAGTGTAATACAGAGTTATGAAGATGCCATACCTAAGCAACAGTATATAGATGATATAGAGTATTTAGAATCTGTTATCCTACAATTACGCCAAGCTTGTGGCGAAGAATGCGAAGGTATCTAACATATAATAGATAAGGAAAAGGAGGAATAGCAAATGCCGAAAAATGGTGGTAGTTTTGGAAAGAATTCCAAACTAAATAACAATCTCGGTGGAAATCAGATAGTATATTTAAACCAAGATGAAACACAAGCAGTAAAAGATACTATAGAAACATATAACGTTAGTGCTAATAATATTGAAGTAGATAAATTAGTAAAAACAATATATGATGAATGGAATAATAGTAAAGAACGTAAACTAATGCTTGATGGTATTTCATACTATGATAACGAAACTGAGATAAATAAGAAAGTAAGATATGACCATTGTGGTACTGATGCTAGTGTTAACGATAAGCTATCTAATGCTAAGATGCATAAGAATATTATGCGAAAATTAACAAGGCAGAAGGTCAATACTTTATTAGGTAAACCATATAGTATTAAGACTGATGATGATAATTATAAGAAAATACTAGAGGATGAATATTTTACTAAGTATATGTATCGTAAGATATTTAATACTACTAAAGAAGCTATTAAAGAAGGTATTAACTGGTTAAATGCTTACTATGATGAGAATGGTACATTACAATTTAGAAGAGTACCAGGAAATCAGGTTAGAGTTTTTTGGGCTGATAGAGAACATACTAAAATAGCTCAATTGATTCATTATTATGAAATAGTTGTATATAAAGGTAGTGAATCTAAAACTTCTACTTATGCCGATTATTATAGTCCTAACGGTGTAATTCATTACGTTATGGAAGATAGTGGATTTGTTAGAGATAAGGAGAGACCTGCAGAAGAAGGTAATTTTACTTTAATGGTTCCGCAAACAGAAGATATAAAGAATGATAAGGGAGAAGTAGTAGAAACTACATATAAACTGGACGAGAATGGAAATATTATATTTGAACCACAACAAATGGTTTGGGATAGAATTCCGTGGATACCTTTAAAGTATAATGAAGAGGAAACAAGTTTATTGAAATATATAAAAGAATTCCAAGATTATTATGAGAAGGTATTTAGTGCAGCAGTAGATGTAGTTATAGATATTCCAAATGCTATTAAAGTATTTAAGGGTTATTCTGGTGCCGATTTAGGAGAACTAACTAGAAATATTGCTAAGTATAGGGCAGTATTAGTAGACCCAGATGGAGATGCAAATACATTAGAAACAGATTTCAATATAGATGTATTTGATAAAGTATTAGATAGAATCCGTAAAGATGCCTACGAAGATGGTGGCGGAGTAGATATGCAATCCGATAAAACTGGAGATAAAAGTGGTGTTGGATTAAAGTTCTTATATTCAGATTTAGATTTAGATTTGGAAGAACTAGAACAAGAAATGGATGTATTCTTTGAATGGATGCTATGGTTTATTGATTACGATATTAGAATGAAGTATAATAAAGATTACGAAGATGTAGAAGTAACATTTAGCTTTAATAAAACTAATATAGTAAATGAATCAGAACTAATCAGTATGATTAACAATTCAAGGGATATGATTCCAGATAGTATATTATTACCAAGACATCCATTCGTAGAAGATGTTACAGAGGTAGAGGAAGCTATAGAAGAACAAAGATTAGCTGAAGAAGAAGAAATGCAAAAACAAATGGAAAACTATGGAAGTCAAGGATTTGGAAATAATATGCCAACTGCAAGTAAATTACCTAAAGTAACAAGCGTTGGTAAGGGTACAAATACCAAGACCAATAGTAAGAAAAAGGATGAGAAGAAAGACCAGAAAGCCAAAAGCAATACCAATAGCTAGGAGGTAATCTTATGAATATAGAAGAGATTAAGAAGGCTATTGAGAGTAATAGCAATTACTGGGAGAAGAGGGCACTAGAAAATAAATTAAGTGCTATTGAGAATGAAGAGGATTATTTAAGAAGAATATCTAGCATATATGACCACGCTAATAAACAAATAGATGAAAAGTTAGCTAGAGTATATGCTAGGTATGCCAAAGAGAATAATCTTACTTTAGAAGAAGCATATAAGCAATTGCCAAAAAAGATGGAGACTGAGTATAAGAAGGATGTAATGGATTATGTAAATAAAGCCAAAGACCCTTCTTATAAACAGTACCTACTAAATCAAAGTATAATGCATAAGCATTCTGTATTAGACCAATTAAGAACGGAAATGAGAGATGTTATTTACGATATTGATATGGAGGAAACTGGAGGTAAATTCTTAGAAAAGATATTTACTGATAGTAATTACAGGGCTCAATATAGTAATAACGAAGAAGCATTCGCAAAAGTAGATAAGGAAAAGATTCAAAATCTATTAAAAGAGAATTGGTCTGGTGGCGGTAATTTTAGTGAACTTATATGGAAAGATAGAGAAAAGTTAGTTAAGGCATTGGATGATATAGTTATGAAAGGTCTTGCCACAGGAGATAACTATGATAAGATGTCAGATAAATTAGCAAAAAGAATGGATACTAGTAAATCTAATGCTAAAAGGTTAATAATGACGGAATCGGCAAGAATGGAAAATGAAGGATTACTATCTTATTATCAAAGAATAGGTGCTAAACAGTTAATCTTTGTTGCTACATTAGATATGAAAACATCGGAAATATGTAGGGCAATGGATGGTACCATAATTCCAATAGAGGATGCTAAGATAGGTTTAAATGTACCTCCATTACATCCATATTGCCGAAGTGTTATTAGTCCCCATTATGAAGGTAATGAACCAGGAGATAGAGTTTATAGGGATGTAGAAACTGGAAAAACAAAGAGTGGAAGATATAGAACCTATAAAGAATATCTAGAAGAAGAGCTTGGAGATAAGGAACAAGCTGAGGCATTAGCAAGTACCAGAAATGATTTACAGACCTTAATTATGGCTGTAGATAATATAAGCAATAGTGCTAAGTACTATAATGATGGTACTGATAATAACCAATATAAAGATGCCGTGTATAAGATACAGGAGGATGAATACAATAACATCCATTCTGTAAATGATAAATATACCGAAGAATATATGGATGAGCAATTCGAAAAGGTTAAGGAATTAGTTAATGACAAAGCTAATGAATTAGTGATTAGGGTAAAAGAGGCTTCTATGGAAAATATTCTTAAGGATGGTGAATTCAAAAATCAATATACTACATTAACTAGTGGTGGAACTTATAATCCAGATTGGAGAAAAGTGGTTGAGAATAACTTATTTAATATACCAATAAATGCCATATCTAGAAATAGACCGATATATGGTTATATTAGTAATAAGTTTGTTGAGAATGGCAGTAGAGGCTTTGAGTTACAGAAATATGGAAATATTAAAGTCGTATTAAAAGATTTCGTAAAAGATAGATGTTACTTTACTATGGGTGATTCTATGAATAATTCTTCTAGAATAATACCTAGTAAATTAAAGGATATACAGAGGTATTCTATTAGACCAGAAGAATTAGCATTTAATAAATGGAAGAATCTTGGAGAGTTTAGAGGTTATCCAGAAATCCAAATATTCGGTGGTGTAAAATTAAGTGATATTAAATATATTGAGTTACCAAAAGAATTAAAAGGTAGCGAAATTGCCAAATCCATATCGGATAATGGTATTAAGATTAGATATGAATAAAATATCATATAATATAAATGAATAAATGATTCTATCTTTTATTCGAGGGTCGCTTACCTCGGAAAAAAGCGGAATAATAAAAGGAGGAGGATTTTATTTATGAAGGATAAGTTAGTAAAATTAGGGCTTTCAGATGAATTGGCACAAAAGGTTGTAGATAACTTTGGAGACATTGTTGATGGAGTCTATGTAACCAAGGAAAGATTCAATGAAGTTAACAAAGAGAAGAAGAACCTAGAAACCCAATTAGGAGAAAGAGATAAACAATTAGATGATTTGAAAAAGAACAATGAGTCTAATGAAAACCTAAAGAAAACTATCCAAGATTTGCAAGCGGCTAATAAAACTGCTAAAGAGGAGGCAGATAAAGCATTGGCGGCAGAACGTAAATCTAACGCCATTAAGTTAGAGTTAATGGGAAAAGTACATAATCCAGACGTAGTAATGAATATGCTAAAGATGGATGACATCATTATGGATGATAATGGTAAAGTTAAGTCAGGATTAAAAGAGGCATTAAAAACTCTAAAACAAACTGATAGCTATTTATTTATTCCAGAAGGTGGGGATAATGGTAATAACAACCAAGGTAGTGCTAATCCTTATGTTAAAGGGGCAACACCAAAAGATGGTGAAGGAGCTCCACAAACTAACTTAAGTAAAGCTGAATTATTTGCTAAGAACCTTGCAAAAGGTCATAACGAAGCAGTTAAAGCAGTTGCAGATAGTACATACTTTGGTGAATAATAAAGAAGGAGGAAAAGAGCTATGAAAGTTATTCAAACAGAATACGGTACAAGCATTGATATCTTATTTAACTTAGCACCATATAATGCAAGACCAATTATGGTTGATGATACTGGTGTTGAGGCAGATGAAACAACTGGCAAGAAAATTGTTAAAGCTGGTTCTATTCTAGATAAAGATGGAGCTATTGTTAATAATGGAACTGCTAGATATGTTCTATTAAAAGATATCGATGTAACTTATGGACCTGCAGCAGGAGCTGGAGTATATACAGGTACATTAAATGAAAATAAAATTGAAAAGAATACTGGTGTTACTATTTCTGATGATGCTAAAGAGGCACTTAGAGGAATCTTCTTTATGCAAGATACAGATTTAGATTATTTCGCAAAAAAAAACTAGTGGTTAGTGAAGAGGTTACAATACCTTCTGGGGAAACCCAATTATATGGTAAATCAGTAAATGATTTAGCAGAAAATCTATTAGTAGATGAAAGTGGTAATGTAACCGGAACATTAAAGAATGTTACTGGATATACTGGATTTAGTAGTGTTGAAGATGAGCAGAGTGGTCATTACTTTCCATTTACATTAGTGAATACAGGAACTAATATGACATTCAAAAAGAATGGAGCTGTTTCAAAAGACAACATTCCATTCGAAGCTAATAACGTATTCAGAATCACAAGTAATTCAGATACATTCGAAGTATTAGTTGATGGAGCTAGTGTAATAACATTTAAGTTTACTGACACAGTTCTAGAATAATTAGATAAGGGAGGAAAGAAAGATGAATTCAATTATGGATTTAGTTAGTGCTAAAGCATTAACAACATATTGGCAAGAAACAGTAAGTAATCGAATTCCTTATCTAGGTGAAGGGTTATTCCCAGCTAAAAAGAAAATGGGATTGGACCTTGCTTGGATTAAAGGTTACAAAGGATTACCTATTGCATTAAAACCAAGTCATTTCGATACTAAAGCAACAGTAAGAGATAGAATTGGTGTTAAAAAGATTGAAACTGAAATGCCATTCTTCAGAGAAGCAATGACTATTAAAGAAAGAGATAGGCAAGAATTATTAAGATTTAGAGAGAATGACCCTCAAAGCTTATATAGTTCTATCATTTCTGAAATCTTTGATGATAGAGCACAATTGATTGAAGGTGCCTTAATTCAAAGTGAACGTATGAGAATGCAATTACTTACTACTGGTGGAATTAGCATTGTTGCTAATAATGTGGATTATACTTATAACTATGATGTGGATGGAGAGTGGAAGAAAAATAATTACTTAGCATTATCTGGTACTTCATTATGGTCAGATACTACTAACAGTACACCATTAGAAGATATTAGAGAAATGCAACAAAAGATAGTAGATTTAACAGGAGTAAAACCAACAAGAGCAATTATGACTCAAAAAACTTGGAATTACTTACTACAAAATAAATCTATTAAAATTGCGTTGAATCCATTAGCACAAGGATTAAACTTAGTAAGAGATGCAGAACTTAAATCTTTACTATTAAGTGAACTTGGTTTAAGTGTTGCTATCTATGATAAGAAATTCAAAGCTGAAGATGGAACAACACATAACTTCTATCCAGACGGTTACGTTACATTATTACCTGCTAGTACAGTTGGTAATACATATTATGGTACTACTCCAGAGGAAGCAGATTTACAATCTATGAACTTTAACGGAGATGTATCAATCGTTGAAACAGGTATTGCCGTTACTACAGTTAATATTCCACATCCAGTAAATAAAGAAACAATTGTATCTGAAATCGTTTTACCTTCTTTTGAAAGAATGAACGAAGTTGCTACGATGAAAGTGGCAGCCTAACAGTAATGGAAGGTTGAAATATACCTTCCTTTATTTTTAATAAAAGAAAGGAGAATTGATTATGAGATTTGCTTTTCCAGTAAAACACAATGGTGTTTTATATGAAGCAGGTAAAGAAGTTCCTATTGGTAAAGAACCTAAGGTAGAAAACCAAGTAGAGGATAAAACTGCTTCAGAACTTTCTAAAGAATTAGAAGAAAAGTATGGAATTAAAATGGCTCCTCAAAAAGGTAAGAAGGCATTACTAGAAGCTTTATCAGAGGCAGAAGTAAAAGCTGGAGAATTATCTAAAGAGGAAGAAGAGGAAGAGGAAGACGAAGAATTAGAAGAACCAAAAGATGACGAAGAAACTGGTGAATCTAATGAAGATGAATTAGAAGAAGGTTCTAATCCAGAAGATAATGAAGATGATTTATTAAATCAAATCATAAATGAATAAGAATTAGCGAGGAGGTGCTAATATGGAAGAGGTAAAGAAAATCTTAGATTATAAGTTAAAGAAACTTCTAGGCGATAAAGCCACATCAGTTACTGATGAAGATAAGGAGTTTATATTAGCACAGGCTAAGAGTAAAATTCAAGCATATTGTCATAGAAGTGATATGCCTAAGACTATCTATTATATATGGGTAGATATGTCAATTGAAATATTAAAAACAATCGATAGTAAATTATTTGAAAAAGATTCAATGTCCGAAGAAGAGTTAGTGAAAAGAGTTACGAGTATTAAAGCTGGTGATACTACTATTGCCGTAGGTGCGGGAAATACAGATGATACTATAGACACTGGATATACACCAACAGCCGATGATGATGCTATACTTAATAGTTTTACTAAACAGTTAATGGCATTTAGAAAGTTCGCTGGTGGTTGTGGATGTGGTATAGATGGCATTTAATTTAAGACCATTCGGTAAAGTATTAAATACATTTATGTATGGAGATACCTGTACCATCAGTAGAATTAAAAAGGGTGAAGATATATACGGAGCAAGCCAACCACAAGGAAGGGAAGAAGTATATAAAGATATACCTTGTAAGTTTAGTTTTACTGAAAAGGATAATCCTTCAGATAGTAATGGAACATATATGCCAGTATTAAAACAAGTTGTAGTATTTACAGATTTAGATTATAATATAATTGCTGGTGATTATATTAGTGGTTATAGAATAGATAATCAGTCTGGGGTAAAACAATTAGTTGAAGGTATATGTGGAGAACCAAATAGATTCGATACCCACCAAGAAATTCCAATTCAAATAGATGAGGAAAACTAATGGCTTACGGATATTCAATTGATACTAAAGCTATAAGTCAATATCAAAGAAATGTCTTGGAGGCATCAAAAAAGCTAAAAGATTTCGAAAGAAGATTCTTAGAAACATTAGCTGGTATGGTTATGGAAAAGGTAATACCAAGAACGCCAGTAGATACTGGTAGGTTAAGAAGAAGTTGGAAGATTTCTAAGGTAACTGAGAAAGGTGATACCTTAGAAATAACTATATTCAATGATGCTAGGGATAATGGTATGGATGAAAGCTATGCCTCATACGTAGAATATGGACATTTTACTAGAGGTAGAGTTAGTTGGGTTGAAGGTGTATGGATGTTAACAGTTTCTACCGATGAGGTAAAAAACGAGATGTCCAGGGTATGGAACCGACTATTTAATGAATTTGTAAAGGAGGCAGGATTATAGTATGAACATAGAAATTACTGAGAATATAATTCGAGGTTCTATAGTATATGCTTTAAAGAATGCTTTTGGAGATTCATATAAATATTACGATGAGGGGATTCCAGAAGGATTTGAAAAACCTTCGTTTGGTGTTAGTAGGGTAGATAATACTAGCCGTAAAGGATATACGGGGCATGAATATAAAATAGCTGATGATACATATCGATATGTTATTAAATATTTTACTAATGAGAAATATAGTAAAGTAAAAGATATAAATGAAAAAATAGATGTGTTAAAGAAAACGTTTCGTTATTTAGATATAGTAAATATTGTAGGGGATAAAGTATATAGTAAACCAAATAGAATAAATGATATTACTATAGAAGAAAGTGATGGAACCTTATTATTTCAAATAAGTTTTCCAATACGAACCGTGGAATATTTGAATCTAGATAAAGTAAAGACGAATACGTTGGTAACACATATAATAAATAAAGAAAAGGAGGAAGAGTAATATGGCAGGTGGAGTTTTCCAAAGTCAAAATAAGATTAGACCTGGTGCTTATATAAAATTCCAAGGTGTTCCAGCACAAGATAACATTGTTGGTAGTCGTGGAGTTATGACAATGGCAGCATCAATCGGTTGGGGTCCAGAAGATGAACTAATTACTATTACAGTAAATGATTTATATAATAGTAACTTAGAAAAACTTATTGGATGTAATATTTATAATGCTAAGGCAAAACTAGTAAAAGCTGCACTAGAGAATGCTCATACTTTATTACTATATCGTGGTGATAAAGGTGGAGTTAAAGCTACAGCTACATTATCAGTTGGTGAAAGCATTAACTTAACAGTAACAGCCAAATATGCTGGTACAATTGGTAATACTATTAGTGTTGGTGTTAAACAAGCATATAGTGGTGGATATCAAGTTAATACTTACTTAGGTAGCACTCAAAAAGATTCACAAATAGTTACCAATATTAGCGAATTAGTAAGTAATGACTTTGTAGATTTCAGTGGTACTGGTGCCATTGCAAAAGAGGTAGTTAATACATTACTAACTACAGGAGCAGATGGAACATTTACTACTCAAAACTATACAGAGTATTTAGCATTATTGAAAACTAAAGAATTTGATACATTAGCAGCATATAAGTTTGATGATGATGCGGAATTATTTAATGGTTCTGATATTAAAGATTTCATTCAAGAAATGAGAGAAACTAGAGGAATTAAATGTCAAGCAGTTATCAATAACTATGCAGCAGCTAATTACGAAGGTGTTATTAGTACATATAACCAAGGAGTTAAGTATTCTGATGGTACTGAATTAAGTGGAGAGGAAATGGTAGTATGGGTTGCTGGTGCTACAGCAGGTGCCGATATTACAGAATCTAATACTTATAAAGTAGTTGCAAATGCCGTTGAAGTTACTGGTACAGTAATTGAAGATGACATTGAAAACTTAATTCAAACTGGTTACCTAATTATTAGCCAAAGAAGAGATGGTGCAATTGTTATTGAAAAAGACATCAATACCTTAGTTAATCTTAGAGATGATGTTACTAAAGCATTCAAAGAAAATAAAGTTATTAGATTATTGGATGCAGTTGCTAATCACATTGCATTAGATTTCGAACAAAATTATATTGGTAAGGTTACTTCAGATAGTACTGGTCTTTCATTATTCAAAGCAAGTATTATTACCTACTTAACAGAGTTACAAACTAGTGGGGCAATTATAAACTTCAATAGTTCAACAGACGTTTTAGTAGAAGCTGGAGAACAAGAAGATTCATTCTATTCTGAAATCTATATCCAACCAACATACAGTGTAGATAAACTATATATGGTTGTCAATGTTAGATAATAAATAAGAGAGGAGATGTTGTAGATGAAAACATTAAAAGCTAGTGATATTCCTGCTGGTTCAGAAGCCGTTGCCTATATTGAGGTAGATGGTAAAATTGAGGAATTCTTCTATGCTAAAAGTATTGAAGCAACAGCCGAACTTAATAAATCAGAAGTTAAAGTAATGGGTAAAAGAGGAGTACAGAATAAGGCTACAGGATGGACTGGTTCTGGTTCTATGACAATCTATTACGTAACAACTATATTTAGAAATATGCTATTAAAATACGCAAAGGAAGGTATTCTACCAGCATTTAAGTTGGTAGTTACTAATGAAGATAAAGGTACTACTATTGGTAAACAAACAGTATGCCTTTACGATTGCGTAATTGATAGTGTTAATCTAGCTAAGTTCGATGTTGAATCAGATGCATTAGATGAAGATATGGACTTCACATTCAGTGATTTCGATATCCTAGACAGTTTTGGTAATCCAGTTTATACAGATTAGTCAAAACAGTAAGCATAACCGAGGCAATTTGGTAAGTTATAGATGGAATCAATATAAATTATCGGTTAAGTCTAAACTTACCTTATATGCCGAGAAAACTGGCAAATAAGAGGAGGAGATGATTATATGTCAGCATTAAAAGATTTCTTATTGGAGAATTCAGATGCAATTAGTAAAGATGTAGAAGTTGCTATTAGTCCTAGATTTAAAGACAAAGATGGTAAATTACTAAAGTTTAAAATCCGCCCAATGAATGGAGAAGAATTTGGTAATTACCAGAAACAATGTACTACAATTAAAATGAATGGTAAGAAAAGAGAAACTTCATTCGATAGCGCTAAGTTTAACAATCTTTGTATTATAAATCACTGCGTAGACCCAAACTTTAAAGAAGCAGATTTCTTAAAAGGTCTTGGAGTACAAACACCAGAGCAAGCAGTTGCTAAAGTATTACTAGCAGGAGAAATAGTAGAACTAGGAAATCAGATTAGTAGAGTTTCTGGATTCGATGTAGATATCAATGATGAAATAGAAGAAGCAAAAAACTAATTGCGGAAGGTGATGGCGAAACAATGTACGCATACTTCGCTTTCCATAAAATACACATGAGGCCTTCCGAATTCGCCAATTTACCGGTGAAAGAGAAGGCCTTAATTATTGCCTTTATTGATGAGTATGAAAAAGAAAAGAAAAAAGAAAATGCTAAAATGAGGGCAGCTTCTAGAAAGAAAAAATAATGCGTACGGAATAGGAGGGTGAAATTATGGCTACTATCAGTTCAGTATTTAAAATGCAAGACAATGCTACTAAGACATTTAATAGTGTTGCCGGTGCTATGGATAATGTAATAGATAAAGCCGATATGCTTGCCAATAAGTCCTCCAACTTAGATACTGGGGCATCTACTATTAACCCAGCTCTAAACCAAGCAATATCTAAATATAACGAGTTAATTAGTAAACAAGATAGAATTAACGAAAAGATAGAAATGATGAGTAGGCAAGAAAAACTATTGGTAAATGATTTGAATAGGGAGAAAGGTGCCTATAATCAGAACGAAAAAGCTATATTTAGAATTGAAAAGAATTTAATGAATGTTAGAAATTCTAAACAAGATTTGATTAACAAATCAGATAAATTAACCGAAGAAATTCTAAACCAAGCAAATGCAGTCAATAAGGTTGCTGATAATACTGATAAAATAAAAGTACCTCAAGATGGTGTTGAAAGTGGTTTTAGTAAATGGCAAACTAATGTAATTGCTATTAACCAAGCATTACAATTAACTAAGAGCATTGCTGGTGGTGTTAAAAAGGTATTGGATTATTCAGATTCATTAACATTAACTAAAGCAAGATTAGATTTAATAAATGATGGTCAAAGAACAACAGCAGAATTGCAAAATGAAATATTCTATGCTGCACAAAGGTCAAGAGGTTCATATGAAGATATGTCTAAGTCAGTTGCTAAGTTAGGATTACTTGCTGGTGATGCATTTAGCAGCAATGATGAGATGATAGCATTTAGCGAGATGATGACTAAATCCTTCAAAGTTTCTGGAGCATCACAACAAGAGATTAGTTCAGCAACATACCAATTAACTCAAGCGATGGCAGCAGGTAAGTTACAAGGTGATGAATTCCGAAGCATTATGGAAAATGCACCAATGTTAGCAGATGCTATTGCTAAGTATATGGGTAAATCTAAAGGGGAATTGAAAGAATTATCTAGTGAAGGTGTAATTACAGCGGATATAATTAAAGCAGCATTATTCAATGCCGCAGATGATATCAATGCTAAATACGAAGAAATGCCAAAAACTTTTGGAGATGCTATGACTAATATTAAAAATGTTGCTAGTAGATATCTCCAACCAGTAGCAGATAAGATAACTGAAATGTTAAATAGTGAGGAATTTAATACCATACTAAATAACATACTAAAGGGAATTCAATGGTTTGCTGGATTGGTTATGATGGCATTTACTGGAGTTGGGAACGCAATTCAGTTCTTCAAAGATAATATGTGGCTAACCATACCAATTATTACTGCCATTGGTATAGTAATGGGAACAAGTTTACTTACATCAATCAATAATGTAACTTGGGGTTTACTAAAACAGGCAGCAGCGTGGTTAGCAGCTAATTGGCAAATAGCTTTAATTGCCGGAGTGTTATTGATAGTAATTGGAGTTATGGTTGCTATGAAAGCACCGATGGAAGCAATTATAGGAGTAATCTTATTGATAGTTGCAGCACTGGCTGCTTGGAAAATTGCTCAATGGGCAGCAAATACTGCTATGTATGCTTGTCCGATTGTTTGGATTATAGTTTTAGTTATAGCATTGGTTGCAGCGATTTATCTATTTATAGATTGGATTGCTAAAGCAACCGGAATAGCAAGCAGTGGTTTAGGAATAATAGCTGGTGGTGTAAATGTAGTTATTCAATTCTTTAAAAACTTAGGACTAATGGTAGCAAATATTGCCTTAGCAATAGGAAATGCCATTGGTGCCTTAGCAAGTAATATGATGACGGCATTCGGAAATGCTATTAAGAGTATTCAAGCTTGGTTCTGGGGATTATTGGAAACAGGAACAAATGTAATTCTAGGTATAGTTGAATTATTAAATAAATTACCATTCGTTGATATAGATACTAAAGGTCTTACTAGTGCCGCTAAGAAATATGCTAAGAAGAAATCTGAAGCAGAAGATTCAAAAGAAGAGTATAAGAACGTTGCGGATGAGTTTAACAAAGGTATGAATACCTTTGAAGCATTCGGTGATAACTGGGTAAGTGATGCCTTTAATGATGGTAAAGCATGGGGAGACAATGTTGCCAATAGTATTGGTGAGGCGGTTGGTTCATTTGACCCAACAAAAGCACTAGGAGGTATATTACCAGATGACCCATCAAGTATGGGACAAGAATTTGATTTTGGTGCCTTAGCAGATAATGCTGGTAATATTCCAGTTTCATTAGAACAGGATAAAACTGGAAATAAGGAAGTAGATATTTCAGACGAAGATTTGAAAATGCTAAAAGATATTGCTACAAGAGATTATATGCTAAACTATAAGCATATAACACCAAACGTAAACATTCAATTCGGAGATGTAAAAGAAACAGCAGACATAAATGCTATCAAAGATGAATTAGATAAAATGATGCAAGAAGAATTATCCGAATTGTATGTAGTAGAGGAGGCTTAAGATGATAAGTTTTTTCGCAAAGTATAACGATAGAATAGTACAATTACCGGTCAATCCAGAAGATATTACTATTAGCGGAAGCTCTAGTAATGATACTACTGATACGGTTGGTCAAGGTGAAATTAGTAATATAGGGTTTCCAGGGTTAAAGGAACTAACTATTAGTTCCTTTTTCCCTAAACGCTATAATGGAGAGTTATATATAAATACTGGTGGACAATTCGAAGAACCAGAATTTTATATAAAATTCTTTGAAGATATTAAAAAGGATAGAAAACCTTTCAGATTGATTATTACCGACTTAAACATAAATATGTTGGTAAGTATCGAATCATTTAGTAATACATATGCTTATGGTACAGATGATGTAGATTATGAATTAGAGTTAAAAGAATACAAAGAACATAATATTAGAATTCTAAAAGCAACTTCTACAGGATTTGTTAATGTTGACAGTGTTCAAAAAGTATCATCAGTAACTCCAACTAATACAAATAGTAATAGGTCGGTTGAGAAATCTACACCAAAAACTTATACAGTTGTTAGTGAGGATAATCTATGGACTATAGCTCAGAGATTACTAGGTGATGGCAGTAGATGGAACGAAATCTACTCATATAATAATAATAAGAGTATCATAGGAGGAAATCCAAATCTAATTAGACCAGGTCAAGTTCTATCGATACCTAGTTAGGAGGGGAACACTTATGAAGTATGATAGCTTGGAGTTAATAGTACAAAGTTCGGAAGACGGAACTATATGGGATTTAAGTAATCTAGCAAGTTCAGTTAGTACTAGTAAACCAATTGATAGCTCTACTGGTAAGTGTTCTTTTACTGTAAATACAAGTGTTCATAAAATTAGGATTCCAATGGGTAGTACAGTTAGTTTAACAGTAACCCAAGATGGAAAAAAGAAGGGAAAGTTTTTTGGATATGTATTTACTAGTGAACCAAAAGGTAAAGAAGTAAGCATAACTGCTTACGACCAATTAAGATATCTGAAGAATAATGAAACCTATGTACTTACAGGAAGTACAATGGAAAAGATTATTAAACTAATTGGAAATGATTTTGGATTAAGATTAGGTACGATTGAGGGTAGTGGATATATTTTACCAGAAAGAGTTGAGGATAATAAAGCTCTTGGAGATATAATTCAAAGGGCAATAGATTTTACCTTACAAGGTACAGGTAAACAGTATATTATTAGAGATGAGTTTGGATACTTATGTTGCAGGGATGTTTCTAAATTAGTTACTAACTTGGTTGTAGGTGATGTTAGTTTATTAAAAGATTATAGTTATAAAGAAAGTATTGATTCAGATACTTATAATAGTGTTAAACTATATAAAGATAACGAAGATACTGGTAAGAGAGAAACTTATATAGTTATGGATAGTAATAACATTAAAAGATGGGGTAAATTACAGAAGTATGAATCAGTCGATGAAAATATGACGGATGCACAAATAAGAGAGAAGGCTCAGCAATACCTATCTTTATATAACAAAGTACAAAAAACATTAACATTACAATGCGAAGGAATAATTGATTTGGAGCCAGGTAATGGTATTTATTTAGATATAACCGATATACCTGGAGTAGTATTTAGACAAGCGGCTCTAATAACTAAAATAGATGATACGTATGAAGCAGGAATTCATACAATGGATTTGGAGGTGAGGTTCGAATGAGTATGATTAGTACTGTTAATGAAGCTATAAATAGGAAACTAACATCCATTAGTTTTACAGATATTATAATTGGGACTGTGATTTCTCTAGAACCTTTACAAATCAGAATAAACAATAGAATCACAATAGGGCTGAGTTTCATTGAACCTATGAGTCTAGGGATAGATGACAATTCTCCTAGCTCAGCCCTACCACTTACTGTGGGAGAAAAAGTTCAAATGATTAGGTACAGTAACGGACAACGATTCTATATATTAGGGAAGAGTACCAATGCCAGTACAATTAACTATAATGAGTTACAAAATAAACCAAAGTTAAATACGGCAAATAGTACGTCTCTAGCAGTTAATGAGTCGGAGGAACTTAAAGGTATTATATCACTTCATAAAGTGGCTAAAACTGGTAGTTATAATGATTTAGTAGATAAACCAGCACCTTACTGGCCTATTGGTTCAATTTACATTTCAGTAGTAAATACTAATCCTTCACAATGGTTTGATGGAGTTTGGGAATCCTTTGGTAGTGGTAGAGTTTTAGTAGGTGTAGATGCATCTCAATCCGAATTCAATACGGTTATGAAGACAGGAGGAGAAAAAACCCATAAACTAACCACAAATGAAATGCCAAGTCATTCCCATGATATAACCACATTTAGAGGTTCTACTCAATGGGCTTTGGGGTATATATGGGCTAGGGCGGCGACTGATTCCGACCCAAATAATCAAACATGGGTAACTAATACTAATAATGCCGGAGGGGACCAACCTCATAATAACTTACAACCATATATAACAGTATATATGTGGAGGAGAGTATCCTAATCTATAGAAATAGATGAGGGCAGTTTATTTAAAAGATAAAACAGGTAATAGAGTTGTAACTACTCCGTATTATAGAATAGGTGATTTATTTCTAACCACTATAGCAACTAATCCATCTAGTTATCTAGGTGGTAAGTGGGAATTGTTTGGACCAGGTAGGGTTCTAGTTTGTGTCAATACTTCCGATACAGATTTTAACACAGTTAAGAAAACTGGGGGAAGTAAAAATCATAGACATATTGGAACCAGTGCCTTTGCTGTAATATCAGGAAACCGATATGTAGGTATTACAAATACTGATGGATTTATTAATGAGTCTGTTACTCAATTTTATGGTGCTCAAGTGGTGGTGAATGGTCAAAGTAGTACCAGTAGTGTTGATAGTGCTAGGTATTATACCAGATATGCCGATAACATACAACCATTTATTACTTGTTATATTTGGATAAGAACAGCTTAATTAAAGATACTCAAATATATGAGTAAAATAGTAATTTTAAAAAATCAAACTTACCTTTCCTCAAAATCAATTTATCATAATTTAGAGGGAGGGGGGAGAGTTAGCTTAGAAAATGCTTTAAATCATATATATCCGGTTGGAAGTATTTTCATTACCACAGTTAATCAAGACCCTTCACCTTATCTTGGAGGTAAGTGGGAAGCATTCGGTGCTGGAAGAGTTTTAGTTGGTTTTGATTCTAGTCAAAAAGAATTTAATACCATACTAAAAACTGGTGGCAGTAAGGTTCATAGCCATGGTAATGGTAACCTTGCAGCGGCAATAGAAATAACATGGAATGGTCAAAACATTATAAAGATAGGTAATTATCAAAATAGACCAATGGCAACCAACATTGCTATGAAAGGATTACCAACTTATTATAATGAAAATACTAATACTGCAACTGGGTGTAGAGTTGAAGGTAGTACAAGTAATTCTTCTACCCTCCAACCTTATATAGTGGTATATATGTTTAAAAGAATAAGCTAATTCGAATAGAATGGCAAAAAGAGTAAAATTAAAAAATGATATGTATTTGGATACTAACCTAATTGGAGGAGGTGTTAAATATGCCTACTCCAATTAAACTAAAACAAGGTACTAATTATTACCAACCATTGTGTTACTTTCCTATTGGTTATATATACTTAAGTACTTCTAATGTTAATCCAGGACAATTCTTTGGTGGTACTTGGGAACCTATTAAAGATAGATTCTTGCTATTAGCAGGAGATACTTATAAAGGCGGTAAAACAGGTGGAGAAGCAGAGCATACATTAACCAAAAATGAGTTACCAAATACTACTTTACAAATAATAGACCCGACCTATAGTTGGACGGTATATATTGCCGGTTATAATAGCGGTTCAGCAAATGAATACCCTGGATTAACAGGGTTAAGAAGAACACCAAGTTCTTCTCAAAGATTAAGAACAGAAGCATTAGGTAATTCACAGCCGCATAATAACATGCCGCCTTATATAGTTGTTTATGGTTGGGTTAAGGTCAGCAATTAGAATCATAAAATATTTAATGAAGGAGGTAAGAAACATATGTTACCAGAGTTAAATCTAATAAATCAGTTAGACGAACAGATGCCAAGTTACACATATAATATAAATAGAAATACCAATCGTATTTCTGGTTACATAGACGATAAAGATGCCATAATACAGGCTATTTATTTAATACTTCAAACAGAACGTTATGAATCAATGATTTATAATTGGTATTATGGAGTAGAATTTGATGGTCTAATTGGTAAAAACAAGGATTATGTTACTAGTGAATTACAAAGAGTTATTAGAGAAGCATTAACTGAAGATGATAGAATAACCGAAGTCAGTGATTTCGATATTACTTATACAGACGATAGTGCTTTAGTAGTATTCTTAGTTCAAACAAACATTGGTGACATAACAATAGAATGGGAGGTGAATATTTAATGAATGAAATACCTACATATGAACAAATCTTACAAAGATGTCTAGATAGAGTTCCTAATAGTATTGATAAGAGACAAGGTTCTATTATATATGATGCTATCGCACCATGTTGTGTTGAATTGGCACAAATGTATATAGAATTGGCTGGTGTATATGACCAAGTATTTATTGATTCGGCAGTTGGAGATTCTTTAGATGCATTAGTTAAACAAAATGGAGTAACCAGAAAAGAAGCAACTAAAGCAATTCGTAAAGGTGAATTCAATATGGTAGTACCAGTCGGTAGTAGATTTAGTGATGGAACTAATTCTTATATAGTTATTTCTAATATAGAAGGAACTAATGATTCTAGATTACAATGTGAACAAGCTGGTACAGTTGGTAATAGTTATTATGGTTCTCTAACACCAATTAGTTTTATTACTGGACTAACTAAAGCAGAATTAACTGATATCATTGATTTAGGTGATGATACAGAAACAGACGATGCTTTAAGAGAAAGATATATGGAAGTTGTTACAGCTCCTCAGTTTGGTGGTAATGTTTCAGATTATCAAAATAAAGTAAAAGCTCTTACAGGTGTTGGTGGATGTAAAGTTGTTCCTATATGGAATGGTGGTGGAACAGTTAAGTTAACTATTACTAATAGTCAATATGGAGTTCCAGATGGTTCATTAGTAAGTGAAGTTCAGCAAGCAGTTGACCCAACACAAGACCAAACAGGAATGGGTATAGCTCCAATAGGTCATATAGTTACTGTTGTTGGTGTTGAAGCATTAAATATTTCTATTTCTGGAACATTTACATTACAAGCAGGAACAGGTGCAGCAGATATTCAAGATAGTGTAAATGAAGTTGTTGATAATTATTTCAATTCTTTAGCGAAAGAATGGGATAAAGAAGAAAATATTATAGTCAGAGTAAGTCAGATTGAAACAAGATTACTTGGTGTGGCAGGGGTATTAGATATTACAAATACTACAATAAATGGTGGAACAGCAAATATTTCATTAGATGCCGACCAAATCCCAGTAAGAAATGGGGATGTGGTAATCAATGTCTAATATTCATAAATACTTACCAAAAGTATTACAGCCTATATTAGAATTTCAGTTAATTAACCAAGATTTAGATATAGAGCTATCTTTACTGGATAAATACATAACTGATATAAATAAAGAAACAATTGTTCAAACTGCTACCGACTATGGTATAAGTAAATGGGAAAATGCCTTAGGTATAATACCTGGTGATACAGATTCCCTAGAAGTTAGAAGATTTAGGGTTAATAATATACTTACAAGTAAACTACCATATACAATTAGATGGTTAAGACAGAAACTTACCGAGATAACAGGTTCAGCAACAGGCTGGACATTGAACATGAATTACCAAGATTATACAGCTACTATTATTCTATCGGGGTTAGATACAGACCTTATGCTAGAAGTAGAGAAGCAATTAAGAAATGCCATTCCAGCAAATATTGAATTGGAGATTGGTGGTCCTTCCATTGCTGGTGGTAATATTAAAATTGGTATTGCTATGAATTATGGTACTAAATATAGGATAACCAGTTCATACGATGTAAATAGTGAAGGAGGTATAATAAATGTTTAATGGATTACAATTAACTAATAAAGGCTTAGAATTACTTACTAATCTATTAAATGGTCATAATATCCAATTCACTCATATTAAGATGGGTGATGGGGAAGCTCCATCGGATATTTTAACAATGACTGATTTAGTTAGCGTTAAACAGACATTGCCAATAGCACGTAGTTCTATTATAGATTATAAAACTATGTTAATTGGTGCTAACTTATATGGTGAATCAGTCAAAACAGCATTTTATTGGAAAGAAGTTGGATTATTTGCCAAGGATTTAGATGGCGATAATGTTGAATACCTATTCAGTTATGATAATGCTGGGGATGAGGCAAGTTATATACCTGCTGGTGGAGCTGTTTCAGAACAGTTAATAGATTTAAACGTTATAGTTGGAAATGTAGATAATGTAACTATTACTATTGATAAATCATTAGTGTATGCTACACAAGATGATATGGACCAAGCTATTACCAATGTAACTAATACCTTAACTACTAAAATAAATACAGATGTTGGTGCAGTTAATACAGCTTTAACAAATCATATCAATAATAAATCTAATCCGCATGAAGTTACAAAAGCTCAGATTGGATTAGGAAGTGTGGTTAATTACGGTATTGCTAGTCAACAAGAAGCACAAAATGGTTCAGTAGATAATAAATACATGACCCCATTAAAAACAAAACAAGCTATGGAAGCCTATGGAGTTATTAGTGATGGTAATGTAATAATGAAGATTGGTGGCACACAACCATCAGTACAAACAGGAAAAACAATTATTTGGATTGATACTTCAAGTTAGGAGGTGCATTAGATGGCATGGATAAGTGAAGCCGATTCTAGTAGTTATGTAAACGTTGCTACTAATGTTGGTGGTGAAATTAGAAATGTTTCTAGAAATGGTACTACAGTTTCATTTCAATACAGAGCATATATTTATCAAAGTACCTCTACCTGGTCGAATAATACTTGGGCTTTATGGGTTGAAGGAGATAGAAATGTAGTTAAAAATAGCGGTACACATTCAAGTCGAGATACTAAATACTATACAGAATGGTATAGCAAAACAGTATCACTGGCAACTAATTCAAGTTATACCACAGTTAGTGTTGGTGTTGCTGGTAAGAACTTTGCTGCATCTAGTCCAAATGGATATGTAACTTTAGAAGTTAATGGGTTACCAACTGCATCAGCACCTAGTTTAAGTGGTTTATCTATTAGTAATGTATCAGATAAATCAGCAAAGGCTTCATTCAATATAAATAATACCAACAATGCTAGTGTAACGGATAGTTATATAGATTTAAGTTTATCTAACTGGGGTTCGGTAGTAAAGACTATTAGTTCCAGAAGCGGAACATTTACAGGATTAGACCCAAACCGAACATATTATGCTAGAGGTAATGCTGCGAATGCCGCAGGAAGAAGTTATACTTCTGTATCAAGTTTTGAAACAACATTCGTTAATCCTGGTGCACCTGGTAAACCTAATTTAAGTTATGACCAACCAGAACCAATACCAAGAGCCAAGATAACTGGTAGTTGGAATGCTGGAACAGCAGGTTCTACAGCAGTTGCTGGGTATAGAGTTAGATTATATAAGAATGGTACTCAAGTAGAAGTGGTAGATACAGATAGTGCCGATACTTCCTACACATTCCCTAAAACATTAGAGGAATATGGATTTGAACCAGGAGATGTATTAGCAATAGGTATATATGCTTATAGTAAGGATTGGCAAGGAACCAAGTTCTTTAATGGCGGTGGTGCTAGTACAGCAATAGTAATGAGTGATAATCTTACTATAGTTTCAGATAAATATATATGGGTAAGTGTAAATGGTCAGTCATTTAATAAACATAAAATGTATGTAAGTATAAATGGTGGTAGTTTCCAAGAAGTAAGAAAAGAGAAGTTTAAAGTTATTAAATAAGGAGGATAAAAATGGAGTGGTTTACAGCATTTCTAATGGGTATAACAGCTATCATATCAGCTCTTGGTACTTTAGTGGTTACTGCCTATAAAACTAAAAAACAGATAGATGAGACAATACCTAGGAAAGTAAAGAGACAATCAGGTATAGATATGGAAATTGTGAATAAGATGGAAGATTTAAAGGAATTACTTGGTGCTGATAGAGTTCAAATATATGATTTCAGTAATGGAGGTCATTGGGCGAATGGAAGGTCGGCATTAAAAACTAGTTGCACATACGAAGTAGTTAGAGCTGGGGTATATGGGTGTCAAAGTAAATTACAAATGGTTCCAATAAGTTGTATACCTAGATTTATTCATACACTACTTGATAAGGAGACATTAGAAGTTACTAATTTAGAAGATATTAAAGAACCAATGCCTAGTACCTATAATATAAAACATTCTCAAGGAGTTAAGTCATTCTATGATATAATTCTTAATAATAAAGAAGGAGAGCCAATAGGATTTCTAGGTATCCAATATGTTCATAAATGTCATAAATCATATAATAATAATGATAGAGAAGAAGTATTAAGACTAAAATTCTTTATCGAAGAAAAACTTGAAAAGATGATTAAGTAAGAAAGGAGAATTGCTATGACAATGGAAGTTATTTTCATGGGAGTTACTGCAGTAGTTACAGCTATTTTAGGAATGTTCTTCAAAGATAGCGTAATTCCTTCAAGATTTATTCCAATTCAAAACCTAGTAATTGGAATAATTTCAGCAGTATTAGCTGTAGTATTTGGTCTATTTGATAATATTGCTTTAGCAATTGCAGTAAGTCTATTTACGGCATTCGGTGTAGGTGGACTATACGATTTAGCAAAAACTAAAAAGTAGAAAGGAGGTATTGTAATGCCTGAAGAATTTAATGATATTGAATTAAAAGAGCAGCCAGAAGAAGAAATGGGTCCAGAACATGAAGAAGGTTTTGGTATTCCTGGCGATGATGTAGAATTCGAAGAAGAGGAGGTAGAGGAATAATGGCAGTATTTGGTATTGACATTAGTACTTGGCAAAGAGGTTATCCTTATGATAAAGCCAACTCTGAAGGAGTTAAGTTTGCTATCTTAAGAGCTGGTTATAGCCAAACTAAAGATAATCAATTTGAAACCCATTATGCAAACGCTAAAAGATTAGGATGGGGAGTTGGTGCATATTGGTATATGTATGCTAAATCAGTTTCAGCAGCAAAAGCTGAGGCAAGAGCATTCCTAAAAGCAATTGCTGGTAAACAATTTGATTATCCGGTATATTTAGATATAGAAGACCCAAGCATTAGAGGACTTGGTAGAAGTACATTAAATGCTATGATTAAAGCCTTTGGAGAAATCATTGAAGCAGCAGGATATTACTTCGGTGTATATACCAATGTAGATTGGTATAGAAATGTTATTAGTGGTTCAGAATTAAATAAGAAATACGATTGGTGGATTGCTAGTTGGTCTAAAGGTAAACCAAGTGGTATTGATGCTGGATTATGGCAATTCGGTGGTAGCACAAATGTTATTAGAAGTCCTAAAATAGCAGGAGTAGTTACAGACCAAGATTATGCCTATAAAGATTATCCATCAATAATTAAAGAGAAAGGATTAAATGGTTACGGCAGTGGACAAGCTCCAGAACCAACACCAGGTAAATCAATTGATGAATTAGCAAGAGAAGTTATTCAAGGAGTATGGGGTAACGGACAGGATAGAAAGAATGCTTTAACTAATGCCGGATATGATTATTCAGCAGTACAGGCTAGAGTAAATGAAATTCTAGGAACTAGTTCAAAACCCGCTAAAAAATCTAATGAAGAAATTGCTAAAGAAGTTATTGCTGGTAAGTGGGGAAATGGTAATGATAGAAAAACCAAACTTACCAATGCCGGCTATGATTACAGTGCTATTCAAGCCATTGTAAACAAAAAACTTGGCTCTAGTAATAATAGTGGTGTGGTGTACCATAAAGTAGTGTATGGAGATACTTTATACGAAATTGCTATTAAATATGGTACTACCATTGGTGCAATTCAAAAGTTAAATCCGAAGATTACAAATGCTAATAAGATTTATGCTGGAGATACAATTAGAGTTAAATAATTACAAAAGTACCTTATAATAGGTACTTTTTTTATCGTATAATAATAAAAATCCGAGATATTATCCGAAAGTTTTTTCGGAAATTACTATTTATGACTTGTTTTTCTCATAAAAGTATGCTATAATAATAAGTGTAATAAAGGAAGGAGAATTGAAAATGAAAGAAGAATTGGAAAGAAAGATATTAAATAAGGAGGATGAAATAAAACTATTAAATATTCAGTTAGATGGTTTTAAACAAAAACTTAAAGGTCTAACATTTAAAGAATACGAAATAGAGGATTACATTATTACTATAGCAATGGAAATGAAAAAAGTAAAAGATAGAGTACATCAATTACAAGGCGAAGTATATGAGTTAATGCAAATCTTAAAAGTGGATAATAAATAAATTGAAAGGAGAGGTTATTTATGGCTAAGAAAAGATTAACAAAAGAAGAAAGAAGAATTTTAAAGGAGGATGTGGAAGGTCTTAAATGGCTTTCTGAACATTACCGAAAAGAAGGTAAACTTGCTAAAGCAGCCGATTGCGAAAAGGAAATGGAAGAAATCAAAGCTAAGTTGAAAGGGGTTGAACCTAATGAGTTTTCAGAAAAAGAATCTTAATCCAAAAGGATGGAAAGCTAACGATTGTGTAGTAAGAGCATTATCACCAGCACTTGGTTGTAGTTGGCAAGAAACATATTTCCAACTATGTAAGATTGGTTCAAAGAAATGCAGAATGCCAAACGAGAAACAAGTTTACGAGGCATTACTAAAAGAATATGGCTGGATTAAACAAAAAATGCCAAGACATTCAGATGGTACTAGATATACAGTTGGTGAACTAATAGAAACATATAAAGGTCCAATGGTTATTAGTATGGCACATCACTTAACATATGCAATAGGTCATACTATATACGATACTTGGGATTGCAGTAATAAAGCAGTTGGTAATTACTGGATACAAGAGAATAATGACTTTTGTATTACATTAGATGAAATAAATGATAAAGTAAGAAAGGTGTTGTTGTAAGATGAATAGAATTGAATTATTTTATAACACAGAAACTAAACCACATTCATTAGAGGTTAGAAACGATATGAAAGGTTATACTAATGAGGCTTTATTAGTGGCGTTTGGTAGAAGTGCAGATATGTTATTTGAATTATTAAAGAACGTTGATTATAGTAAGTTAGAAAACTATATAGAGTATGGGGTATATGTTAAAAGAAAGAAGGGTGACGAATGGACGAGAGAATAAAGAATACCATTAGTTTAGAGTTAACCAGATTTATAGATAAGGATTACGGGTGTAAGCACTCAGTCCTTACTATAAAGGTTGATAATAATATGGTTCAAAAAACTGGTATTGAAGCGGAAGCACTATTTAGTATGGTTAAAGATTTAGTTGATACCGGTGAAGAATTAAAGTTTGAGGAGGATGAAGATGAAACATTTAACAGTTAGAAAAGATATGATGAAGGATATAGTAGTTGATTATAGAGGTTGTGGTCATAAAGAATACTATGGATGTTTAGTTTGGAGAGATGGTTTACAGTATTGTAGAAGATGTATCCATCAGATATGGGTAAAAGAAAATCCTAACGGATGGAAACCAGGACCGGATGAAAAGTATTTCCCATTGTATTCAGATGGTAAAGATTATAGATGTTCTGAGGAGGGAGAATAATGAACAAAAAAGATATTAAAATACCAAAAGCGAGACCATTATTTGGTCCGGGGTCTAAAATGGAAGAAGTAGAGATTCCTAAGGTGGAAATCCCGACAATTGAAATACCTAAAGTTATTGGTAATGTAATTGAATCAGAAATAGATGGTTGGAAAAGCCAATATGCTCCAGATGAACCAACAGATAGATTTATTCTAATTAGTCCAAACAATGAAAGATTTGCCTGTAAATTCTATAATAGAATTACAAATGATTTCGTAGGGTCATCAATGCTATCGATGTATAACTTAAGAGACCATTACGATAGAAATATAATTCCGGATGAAGAAGGAATATAGAGAAGTATAATATATATGAGGTGATGAAATGTTATACGTAAGATATGATAAACCAATAAGTCAGGCAAGGACAGAGTATTCTGCCTTTGTTTCCTTTAAATGGTGTCAAGAATATGTTGATGGTATTAAAAAACTACCTGTAAGATATTGGCATAAAGATAGAAGGGAATGGGAAATACCCACTAATGAAGTTCCATATTTAAAATCAGTTAGCAAGAATATAACTTTATTAAATGAGTTACCTGACAGCAATAAAACTGGAATTACATTAGACGAATCTGAATTTAAAACTAAACCATATAGTTATCAATTAGATGGTGTTAAGTATGGTATAACACATCCGAGTTGGTTACTAGGCGATGTTCAAGGTCTTGGTAAAACAAAACAAATGATTGACCTTGCCGTATGGAAGAAACACCATGAAGGTATAAAACATTGTTTGATTATATGTTGTGTTAATAACTTAAAATATAATTGGTTAAATGAGATAAAGATACATAGTAACGAAAGTGCCTGTGTATTAGGTGTTAAGAAAAAAGGAAGAGAGCCTTCTATGAAAGATAGAATAGAGCATTTAAAATATGGGCCGAATGAATTCTTCTGGATAACAAATATAGAATCCTTAAGAACTAAAAAAGATGGTAGGTTTTATAAATCTGAAGTGGTTGATTTATTAAATGATTACATAAGACAAAATGAAATAGGAATGGTAGTTGTAGATGAAATTCATAAATGTAAAAATAGTACCTCAGCACAAGGAAGAGGGTTATTAAAATTAAAGGGATGTTCTAAAATTGGTCTGAGTGGTACTTTATTAGTTAACAAACCATTAGATTTATATACTCCATTAGCATTTATAGAAGCCATTAGCAACAATCAATATACTTTTAATCAAAGGTACACAACTAGAGATTACTTCGGAAATGTGGTTGGATATAAAAACTTGGAGGAATTACAATTTCTTATGGATTCCAATATGTTAAGAAGAACTAAAGATTTATTAGATTTACCTCCGAAAATAGAAAAGAATGAGTATATAGAATTAAGTAATGAAGAAAGAAAATTGTATAATGCCATAGAACAAGGAATCAAAGATGATATTAAAAAAGATGCCAACTTAATTAAAACTCCGGCATCAGTTCTTGCTAAAATAACTAGATTAAGGCAAGCGGCAACTCATACTGGTTTAATTAGTACCGAAATAATAAAAAGCTCAAAGTTTGAAAGATTGAGCGATATATTAGAAGAGGCAAAAGATAATGGTGAGAAAGTTATAGTATTTACAATGTTTCGACAATTAGCTGAAATGGCTATGAAGGAATTTAAAGAATATGACCCCTGTTATATATGGGGACAAATGAATCAAATAGAAATCCAAACACAGGTAAATAAATTCCAAGAATCACCAGGATTTCAAGTTCTATTCGGTGTTATCCAAGCCGCTGGTACTGGTATAACTCTAAATCAAGCAGGTATCGTAGTATTTTTAGATTTACCGTGGGATAGAGCAACAATGGAACAAGCAGAGGATAGAGCCCATCGTATTGGTACTAAAGGAACAGTTACTATTATTAGATTGATAGGTAAAGATACCTATGATGAAAGATTATGGAGAAAGGTTTTTAGTAAAGGTAAAATGTCGGAAGCGTTAATTGATATGAAGGAAGTTGCTAAAGTAAAACCATATATAGATTGTTTATTCGAAGAAGGAGATTACGAAGAAAATAATTTATGGTAAAAACATATAATAATAATAAGGAGGTAGACACAGATGGATAAATTAGTCGATGTAAATTATATCGCTGACTTATGTGGAGTGAAAAGAGGTTCAATAGTTAGTTACATTAAATACTGTGCCGAAAGTGGTATTGAGATACCAAATCCAGTTCCTTATCAATCAAGTAAATATGTTTATACTATAGAAGATGCTAAAACCATTGCTGAAATGTTTAGAAATAAAAAACGTGGAGAAATGGCTGAATATAATTACAAACATTGTTGGGGTAAGAAGATTAGGGAAAAATATCCGAGAAATTCCAAGCAGAAGTCAGCAGAGACGAGTGAAAAATAGAAAACCGGATAATTTATACGGGTAACTATAAAAACCGTTTAAAACCGATTTATTACGGTTTTTTTATTTTTGTTTATATATTTCGTATAATATATCTGAGGAGGAGAAAAATATGTTTGACAACTTAACTATGGAAGAAGTTGTTGACAGATTAAAAGAAGTAAGGGATTCACAAAAAGCATTAAAAGAGCAAGAGGATGCTTTAAAGAAAAGAATTTTAGCTGATGGCAGAGATGAAATTAAATCTGAAAACCATACAATGAAAATTCAAACAAGAACTAAAGAAGTATTTAACGAAGAAGCATTTATAGAACAATTTAAGAATGATTCTTCATTCGATGATGCTATTAAAGCTAAAGTATTAGAGAGTAAAATAGTTCTTAACCAAGAAGGTTTAAATGAAGCATGCCAAAACAATGAAATCCCATTAGATTACGTTATTCCTTTTAATACTGTCACAGAAACTAAAGTTATTACAGTAAAATAGTCTTTTACGGACTATTTTTTCATGTTCGTATCGTATAATTTAATTAGGAGGAGGAATATGTATGGATATTGAGAAGATGCAGCAAGAAATAAATATACAGGTAAATGAAGAAATGACAACTTCTAATTATAGAGCCTATGATTTCAGATTGGTAAGATACATAGGGTTAGAACCAGCAATTTTACTTACATATCTCTGTGACCAAGATAAATTCATAAATAAAAGAAATGTTGGTTCTGAATTCTATAAACAGAAAAAATTCATTGAATTCTTCACTGGATTAACTTCTAAACAACAAACATTAGCAATAAAGAAGTTAAAACAATTAGAATTGATTGATGTGATAAAAAAAGGAATGCCTGCTAAAAATTATTTCAAAATTGATTACAATAAGGTTAGAGAAATGAAAAAGATAGTTGTAGATGAGTTTTATGGTGAAATTGAAAAGTACAATTATTACGAACATGAGTTTGATACTGATGAAGAAATACTAGAACAAGCCAATGAAAAATCGGTTAAAAAAGAACTTTCCAGTGAACCGGAAACAGGTTCACAAGAGAACCTGAAAGATAGTGACATAAATAATAAAGAGATAAATAATCTAGATACCTATAATAAATTATCTAAAGATAATTCAATTATAGGAGTACACGCTGAACGCGGTACTCATTTAGCCGATGATAATAATTTAAAAAATAATAATATTAAGAAGAATGAAAGTATGGAAGAAGTTTTAGAAGAAGTTGGTAAAACGGTCGGACCTGATGGTATTGAAGTTTTTAGTAATCAAGATAGTTTAGTAGAGGTACCAAAAACAGCCGTCGCGTCGCCGGAGCCAAAAAAGAAAGGTAAAGGTGGATTAGCACCATTATATGATTTAGTAGATGAAAGAATTCCTGGTGATAAATATCCAACAATAAATATTGGTTGTAAAACATATTTAAAAGCACATATTGGAATTAGAAGATTACCTAGTGTAGAGAAGTGGAGTGGTATGCTAGATTTCTTAATAAATGAAAGTAGTATAAGTATAAATGGAACTAGTGGTAAAAAGATAGTACCGTCTAAAGCAATAGCAATATTAGAGAAGGCAATAAACGGAAAGGATGGAGTACCATATTTAGATTTTGATAAAGTTGATGGAGGGTTGATGGAACCAACCGTAGAAACAAACCAAAGAAATAACACAGGGTACTGATATGAATTTAGAGGAAAGAAATAAAAAGGTGGAAGAGAATTTAAAATTGGTGTCACATTCACTATCATTATTAAAAGTTCCGTGGAATGAAGATTATTTTCAGCAAGGTGTTTTAGAACTAATTAGATGTGTGGAGAATTACGATGAAACAAAAGGATATAGGTTTAGTACTTATGCCGTTAAGTGTATTACATTAAAATTAAAAGATTACATAAAAAGAGATTACGTAATAAAACCAAAACTAACCGGGGAGAAAGGTGGTAAGGTGTGGGCACCACAAGTAATTAGTTTAAGTAAACCGGTTGTTACAATACCAGGAAACAAAGAATTAAGTGTGGAAGATGTTATTGGTATAGAAGAAAGCCATGAGTATTTATATTTGATGATGGATTTACAGAGATTAGTAAAAGATGGTTTATTGAATGCTAGAGATTTACAATTATTTCTAGATTCAGAGGTTAATGGTTATAATAGAGCTGATTTAAGAAAGAAGTATGAAATCAGTAATACAAGAATTTCGAATATAATATCGGAAGTTAGGAATATTATTAAACAAAATCTTTCGTATAATTATTTTGAAGGAGGTAGATAAGGTGAAGTGTTTTAAAAACGGTAATGATTGTCCATACAGAAACATATGTAGTAATAAAACCTCCGATGGTAATTGTTATAAGTTATGTAGTAAGTTCAATGAAATAGATACACTGTTTTATAATGCTAATATACCAAGAGCATATTTACAGCCGATGGTATTATATCCAGATGAAATAGATGTACCTGCATTCGATGTATTAAAAGCAATAAAAGATAACATTGTAGATTATGTAAATGAATCAGTCTATATAACAATAAGTAGTAAAAATAGAGGTAATGGCAAAACAAGCTGGGCTATAAAGATACTTCAGAATTACTTACATAATATTTGGTATGAACCTGGTGGCAGAACTAGAGGATTATATGTAGATGTACCAGAGTATATAAGTGAGTTGAAAGCAGGATTTGATAGTAAAGAAAACGAGGCGAGGTTATTTGCCAAGGATATTGATAGAGCAGATTTGGTTATATTTGATAATATAGATGTTCAAAGGTTAAGCGAGTGGGAAAGGTCAGTTTTAACTCAACATATAAGAAAAAGATTAAATAATGGATTGAGTAATATTTATATAACCAGAGATATTGATACAAATCTAAAGAATACTGTCGGTTATGATTTAGCTTATTACTTATGTGATAGAAGTTGTGTCTTACCGCTATTAGGAAAAGGAGGTAAGTTGAAATGATAGAAACTCAAGTAATAACTAAAATATTAACTGAAAAGAGTTTGGATGTATTATTAGAGGAGAATATAGATTCAACATACTTTGTTTCTTATCCAGAAGAGGCGAAGTTTATTTATAATCATTACAATGAATATAAAACAGTCCCAACTAAAGAAACATTTATAGGAAAGTTTAATGATTTTGAATTTACTAGTACTAATGAGAATTGGAAGTATTTAGTAACACAATTAAGGGAAGGTTATATGTTTAACCAATTAGCATTATTATTCAATAGTAGTGCTAAGGTAATAGAGGATAATGCCTTAAGTGGTTATCAGTTATTAAGAAATAAGATATTTGAATTAGAGAATGTCAGACCAATGAGTTCTAACGATATTATTAAGAATGCCGATATAAGATTAAAAACCTTTACCGATAAAATAGATAGTCCAACGAGTAATACTATTAGCATTGGATTAAAAGAGATGGATGAAAAGTTAGATGGTTGGAGATGTGGTGAAGAATTAGTTACCATTATGGCTAGAACAAATCAAGGTAAATCTTGGTTATTATTAGAGTTTCTAGTGAATGCTTGGAAACAAGGTAAAAGAGTTGGGTTATATAGTGGTGAGATGAGTGCTGAGCAGATAGGATACAGATTTGATGCCTTATATAAACACTTCAGTAATTTAAGTTTAATGAGAGCCAATGAGAAGGAAAAGGAGCAGTACGAAGAATATATTAAACAATTAAAAGAGGCAAAGAATTGCTTTGTTGTTATAACTCCGAGAGATTTAGGTCATTTAGCAAATGTAAATGACATTGATTATATGATTAAGAAGTATAATTTAGATATAGTTGGTATTGACCAATTTAGTTTGATGGAGGATTTTAGGAGTAGTAGAAATGACCCATTAAGAATCAGACTTGGTAATATAAGTGCAGATTTGTTTAACCTATCCTTAAACTATAAAATACCAATTATAGCACTAAGCCAAGCAAACCGAATGGCAAGCAAGAATAATACACCAGAGCTAGAACATATGGCAGAATCAGATGCTATAGCCCAGAATAGTACTAAAGTTATAACTATGGTTAGAGTGGATAATGAATTAAAGATGTCGGTGGTAAAGAATAGGTACGGACCTGTTGGTGATGAATTCATTTATTTATGGGATATAGACAAAGGTCAGTTTAACTTTAGTAGATACGGAAGCCATAATGAAACCGAAGATGGTGGTTCTGAAGATAAGAGTATTAGTAGAAGAATAAATGAGGATGAAAGCCCATTCTAGGAGGTATATATGATACGATTAGATAATAAAGTAATAGATGTAGAAGTTGCTAATATATTAAGGGATATCAAACAATACCGATTAGAAAGAGATGGGGTTATTATTTTAAAAGATATAAACGAGACAGGTAATAATGTTATGGTTACCTGTCCTTTTCATAAGGATGGAAATGAAAGAAAACCAAGTTGTGGTGTAAGCACCGTAGAAACTGAATCTACTCCATCAGGAACGGTTCATTGCTTTACTTGTGGTAAAAGAATGGGATTTGAGAAGTTTATTAGTTACTTATTAGGAGTGGATGATTCTGGTAGTACTGGAAGGAAATGGTTATTAGAACATTATGATGTTAGTTTTACTAGGAAGATTAACATACAACTAAAGAGAACACCAAAGGATGTTACACCAACCTATGATTGTATAAGGGAAGAAATGTTATGCCAATATAGATATTTCCATCCATATATGTATAAAAGAGGATTAACCGATAAGATTATTGAGAAATACGATATCGGTTATGATAGTATAAACGATATGATAACCTTTCCGGTAAGAGATATAAATGGAAATTGTTTGTTTTTAGCGAAGAGAAGCGTTAAAGGAAAAATGTTTATATTACCAAAAGACAAGGATAAACCGTTATACGGGGTATATGAGTTAGATTACAATAAACAGGACCTATATATAGTAGAAAGCTTCTTTAACTGCTTAACATTGGCGAAATGGGGGTATAATGCTATAGCAATGATGGGTACTGGAAGTATTTATCAGTATAAACTAATAAATAAGTTACCATTTAGAACCATACATTTATGTTTAGATGGTGATATGGCAGGTATGCACGGTACTATAAGATTAGAGGAGGCAATAGATAAAGGTAAGTTAGTTTATGTACATGTACTACCGAATGGTAAAGATGTAAATGATTTGACGAAAGAGGAATTCCTGGAATTACCTTGTAAAATAAGGGTTTGAGGATTTTATGAGAAAAATATTTCAAAAACTTCACAAAAAAGGATTGATTTTATGAGAGGTATTTCATATAATTATATTGAGGATAGGAAAACTAAGATTGGTCCTAAGGGAAGGAGGATAGTTTACAATTTATTACCGATAAGAGTAGTTCTATTCCAAAAGTAAAAAACTTGAAAGGAAAGGTTAAATATTATGATGAGTGAAACAAAAAACAGGGGTTTGGAATTGAATGAGGTAGCAATAAACTACCGAAATACAGGGGATGAAAGATACTTCGAGAAGTTATGGGAAGAGGTAAAACCATTCGCATATATGAAAGGCAAGAAGTATTATAATACAATAAGTAAGAAGGATATGACAGAACTGGCAATGGTTTGCTTATATGATTGTTGCAGATGTATTAAGGAAGGGACCAACGTACTTACTTATTACGGTAGAGTTTTGGTTAATAGATACCATGATTTTTATAAGAAACCAAAGACAAGAGGGAATGACATATTAAATAATGAAGCACTAAGTTTAGATTACGAATATAACGAAGAAGGAAATACCTCAGCATTTTATAATATGGTATCTAAAACCGAGGATGATTATTTTGATAAAGAGGATTTCTATAAAGAATGCCAATTAGTTGGAGTAGAAATTACTATATGCGAATTATTAGATTATGGTTATAAACAAACTGAAATACTTAATAAGTTAAATATACAGCGTAAAGAATATAAAAGTTTGATAAAAACAATCCAAGATAAAATAGAAAAATACCATGATTTTGGAACTATTTATTAAAATAGTTCCTTTTTTATTTCTAATTTCAGTATAATAAATATAGGAAGCAAAAGAAGGAGGAATGTTATTATGGCAAGATTAAATGCAGAACAGGCAGCATCATTTCCACAAAATAGTGGAAGAAATAGTTTCTTAGCACTACAAAATGATGGTGACTCAGCAGTAGTAAGATTTGCTTACAATACTGTTGCTGATTTATGTGGATGCGATTCTATCCATGTAATCAAGAACAATGATACAGATAAGTATGTAAATGTTGACTGTTTGAAAACGGATTATAGTAATCCGGATAGTGTATGTCCACTATGTGCAGCAGGAATTAAAATGCAAAAAACTTACTATTTACAAGTAAGAAATGAAGAAACTGGTGAGATGCAATTATGGCAAAGAAGCGAAAACTTCGTACTTAATACATTAGTACCAGTGTTACAGGATTACGAAGATGATGGTACACCAATTACTGGGGTTCCAATTAAGATTGTTCGTCATGGAGCAAAAGGAGATTTGAATACCACTTATGCTTTAATTCCGAAACAAGTAGATGGTATGACATTAGACCAATTTCCAGAAGACATTGATGTAAGGGAAGAAGGAATTATTAAAGAATATGATTTCAATACTTTACAAAACTATGTTAATACTGGTAAATTACCAAATAATAGTAATTCTAATGAACAAAATCCAGCCATTAGACCAAGAGGTAATAATCCAATGAATATGGGACAACCAGCAAGGGTTGAGGATTACCAACAACCAGATTTAAGAAAAGGTCCATCTAATATGCAAGCACCTGCTAATAGAAATAGACGAACTATAAATAATCAAGGCGGATTTTAATGCCGGCACTATTCGATACATTTTCTAGAAGCTCTAAGGAATTAGATAAACAACTTAAAGCAAAGTTAGAAAAGAAAACTAAGGCTAAGGGTGGTAAATCTAATAACCTACTATCTAGAATAAATACAATTAGAGATAGAGTTGCGGAAAATCTAGGCGAATATAAAGATGATTATGAAATTCTTATATCAGATGAAGAAGTAAAAGCATATTTCGATAAAATAATTCAAAATGGGTTATGTGCAATAGATACAGAAACCACTGGATTAAACTTCTTCCAAGATAAGATAGTTGGTATATGTTTATATACAGAGGGATTAAGAGCTTCCTATATCCCTCTAAATCATATATCAAGTATATATCAAACAAGAATTGATAATCAAGCAGACTTAGATTTGGTAAAGAATGAAATGAAAAGGTGCATTGAGAATAATGTTAAGTTTATTTACCATAATGGTAAGTTTGATGTTAATGTTTTAGAAACATTTTTAGAAACTAAAATGAATTGTCCATATTGGGATACATTAGTTGCTAGTTACTTAATTACTAACGATAAGAACCAAAGAAGTTTAAAAGACCAGTATAGCAAGTATTGTAGTCATTTAGAGGATAAGGATAAGATAGATACATTAAGTCATTTCAATGATTTATTTGACGGATTGAGATTTGATTATGTTCCAATTGAGGTTGGATATATCTATGCGGCAAGAGATGCTTGGATGACTTATAAACTATATGAGCATCAAAAAGAATTCTTCGAAAAACCTGGTAATGAAGATTTATATAAATTATTTACTGAAGTTGAAGTACCGTTAATTCAAGTTACAGCAGATATGCAAAGAACTGGTGTAGCAATAGATATGGATTTAGCAAAGAAGTTAAAAGATGAATATGATGGTAAATTAGAGGTAGTTACCCAACAGGTTAGAGATGAAATAGAGAAATACGAAGATAAGATAATAAAGTATAGAATGGTTCATTATAATTCAAAATTACAAGAACCAATAAACTTCCAAAGTCCAGAGCAATTAGCAATACTACTATATGATATAATTGGTTGTGTTAATCCAGATAAAGAGAAACCAAGAGCCGTTGATGAAAAGGCATTAAAGCATATCAATATACCATTAACTAAGGCTATATTAGAGTATAGGTCTATAACTAAATTGCTAAGCACCTACATAGATGCTATACCAGCAAAGATAGAACCAAGTGATGGAAGATTACACGCTAGTTTTAATCAAAATGGTGCCGATACCGGTAGGTTTAGTAGTAGTGACCCAAACCTTCAAAATATACCAAGAGATGGTGGTATAAGATGTATGTTTAAAGCAACAGATGGTTATTATATGGTTGGTGCCGATTATTCGCAACAGGAACCAAGAGTACTAGCTCATTTATGCCAAGATGAAAATATGATAAATGCCTATAAGAGCGGAAGAGATTTATATAGTACTATGGCTAGTTTAGCATTCCATGTACCATACGAACAGTGTAAAGAATTTAATCCAGATGGAACAACTAATCACGAAGGTAAGGAAAGAAGAAGTAGAATTAAGGCTGTTGTATTAGGATTGATGTATGGTAGAGGAGATGCCAGTGTTGGTGAACAGTTAGGTATACCAGTAGAAGAGGCAAGGGAGTTATCAAAAGCATTATTCAATGCCTTCCCAAAGATGAAGCAATATATTGAGGATACAAAAGCTGCCGTTAAGAAAATAGGTTATACTACAACCTTATGGGGAAGAAGAAGATATTTAGATTATATTACTAAAGAGAAATATGAATATAAGTATGGAGTAAATAGACCAGTAAACTTTGACCCATTATTTGATAGTGAAGATGGTGGTAGCCAAGAAGTTTCACAAGAAATAAAGGATTATTATAATAATATTTTAGATAAAGCTAATTATGGTAAAAGGAAACAGATAATTGCCGAAGCAGAAAAAAATGGTATTCTTATAGAGGATAATGGTTATTGGATTGCGGAGTCGGAAAGACAAGTAGTTAATAGCATAGTTCAAGGTTCGGCAGCAGATATGACTAAAAGAGCTATGGTGGCTCTGTATAATAATAAAGAGCTGAATGATTTAGGTTTTAGATTACTAATGTCAGTTCACGATGAAAATATTGGTGAATGTCCAAAAGAAAATGTTAAGAGGGTAACACAATTATTAAGTGAAGTTATGATAGCAGCAAATAATAAGTGTTGTGTACCAATGAAATGTGATGCGGAGATATCTGAATGTTGGTATGGACCATCAATAAGATTAGATGAGGAGGAATAAAAATGGAGTATTACGTTGTTAAACCGCCATATAAGAACATTGTTAATTATTGTATAGAACATAAGATAGCAATGATGCTTTCTTATTACAGTGATAAGAAGAAGGCATACGAAGATTTTCTAAAACCAAGAAAGGAAAGAGTGGAAAAAGGTTTGGAGAATGGAAAGTTATTTATGGATAGTGGTGCCTTTACTGCTTGGACTCAGGGGGTAGAATTAAATGTTGATGAGTATTGTAAATATATCAATGAATATGGTGAATATGTAGATTACTTCGGACAAGTAGATACAATTCCAAAAGTTGGTTGTTCTTTACAAGAAGCAGATTTAGCAGCGAAAAAGACATTAGAAAACTACTTTGAGATGGTTTCTAAAGTAAAATATCCAGAAAAAGTGGTTTTTACATTTCACGTAGGTGAACCTGAGAAGTATTTAGTAGAGGCATTAGAGTGGGGTTCAAAGAATAAAGATAAGATGAAATTGATAGCTATTGGTGGTATGGTTAAGAAAAATTCAAATGAGAAGAATTCAGTTATAACCAGAGTATTCGATGTTATAAGGGAAATATATCCAGATGTTAAAGTTCATTTATTTGGATGTACTAGCAAACAATACTTTTTAGATTATCCAGCAACCAGTGGTGATAGTAGTAATTATATAATGTCAGCAACAAAAGGGGGTGTATGGACTCCTGGTGGTTTATATGGATTTGGTGAGAAACAAGATAAAAACCATTATCTAAGGCAAAGAAGAGATGTGAGGGAGGCAATAGATAAATACCTTGCAGAAATAGAAATGCCAGCAGAATTACTAATGGAGCATGCTAAACATAGATTACTTGCTAATATTAAATACATAGAGAAGGAGTTCTATTTAAAGAAGGTAGAGAATAAAAATAGGGTTATACCAAGGAGGTTATTCTAATGTATAAGTTTGATGTTAAACCGGCTGATTATTTATTTAGTGATGAAGAAAGGGCTAGCAGACCAGATTGTGCTATTGAAGAATTACATGGTGAGGATAAGGTTTTGAATAGTAAGGTTATAGATGATGCCTTCGAAAGAATCTTAAATGATTTTAAACCAAAACATAATAAAGTAATCTTTTCTTTATGTAGTTCTAGTAGACCATATATTACTAGTGTTAAATGGAAATCATTTCACGAACATTTTGGAGATGTTGCAGATTTAGTTATATGTTCCAACGGTGGAATAATTCCAATTGAATATATGTGTTGTTTCCCATTTATGCAATATGATGCGCACAGAGCAAATGCTGGTACAGACCAATTATATAAAGACAAGATGAAAGATAAATTACAAAGGTTCTTGGATAAGTTTGGGGATAATTACGAGGTAATAGTTTATAGCTTTTTACCAAGTTCAAGAAATGCTGAAGCGATAAGAGAAATGAATGGGGCAGGTGGTGTACTATTACCAAGCCATGAAGTTTATAGAGATATTATTGATAATGGTTGTCCAGGAGTTAATTCTAGAAGATACCCACAATGTGCTAGACAGGCTTTAAAGGAAATGGCAGATGCATTAGGTGTTGAAATAGATTTACCATTTTCAGCAAAACCAAGAAAATTGTTCTAAAAAGATACGTATAATATATCTAGGAAGGAGGGAAGCCGAATGAAAGCATTAGTTCTAAATAGTGGAGGTGTCGATAGTACAACTTGTGTTGGAATTGCCGTAGATAAATATGGTAGTGAAAATGTTGTTACCGCATCATTATACTATGGTCAAAAGCATGATAAAGAATTAAAGAGTGCCCAAGCAATTGCAGATTACTATGGTTGTAAGCATATTGAAATGGATATTTCGAATGTCATGGAATTTGCTAAAAATGTATGTACTTTAATGAAAGGCGGAGAAGATATTGAACATGCTTCTTATGCAGAACAGATTAAAGAACATGGCGAAGGTAGGGTTGCAACTTATGTACCTTTTAGAAATGGTTTACTATTAAGTATTGCAGCAGCAATTGCTGATAGTATTTTTCCAAATGAAAAGGTTGAAATTCTTTATGGAGCACATGCTGATGATGCTGCTGGTAGAGCCTATGCTGATTGTAGTCCAGAGTTTGCAGAAGCAATGGATAAAGCAATTAACATTGGTACCTATGGTAATATCTCAGTAAGTAGACCATTGATTAATCTAAACAAAGCCGGAGTGGTTAAAATTGGTTTAGATTTAAAAGTTCCATATGAATTAACTTGGTCTTGCTATGAAGGTGGGGAGAAGCAATGCGGTGCTTGTGGTACTTGTATTGATAGAAAAGCAGCCTTTGAAGCAAATGGTGTAGAGGACCCAGTTCCTTATATGGAGTAGAAGAACATAGTTGTATGAAAATCCAACCAACTTAAAAAATACTAGGAGGAAAGAAAGATGAAAAAAAGAAGAAATATAAGTGTATTACAATTAGTACTTACTTTACTATTTGTAGTGAGTTTATTGATTAGTAATATTATTACTGCTAAGCAGGTTTTATTACCTTTCAATATTGTAATGACTGGGGCAGTTTTCATATTTCCAATAACTTATATACTTTCAGATTTATTCTCTGAGGTATATGGTTATAAATGGAGTAGAATAACTTGCTATCTAGCGTTTGCAGCAAACCTATTTATGGTGTTAGTATTCAGTGCTGTTATAGCAACACCAGCACCTGATTATTGGATGAATCAAGAAGCATTCCAAACTGTGCTTGGTAATACACCTAGAGTATTTGCGGCATCATTACTATCATTCTTAATTGGAGATTTTGTTAATGATAGGGTATTTAAGAAGATGAAAGAGAAGCATCCATATGACCATAAAGGATTCGGATGGAGAGCTATACTATCTAGTCTTTGTGGAGAATTAGTAGATAGTTTAATCTTTTTACCAATAGCATTTCTAGGTTCAATGCCTTTAAGTACATTAGCAACTATGACAGCAATGCAGGTGGTAATTAAAACTGGATATGAAGTGGTTATATTACCGATTACTAGATTGGTTGTTAAGAAGGTTTCAAAATATGAGAGTAAATATATATAGAGGAGGTATTATAAATGTATTACGTAAGTAAAAGAATGGAAATTGCCGGTGCCCACAATCTTAAGTTAGATTATGAAAGTAAATGCCAGAATTTACATGGGCACAACTGGATTATAACAGTTTATTGTAAGGCAAAAGAGTTAAATCATAATGGTATGGTGGAGGATTTTACTTTAATTAAGAAAAAAATCCATGATAAGCTAGACCATAAGTACATCAATGAAGTTCCAGAATTAAGTGGAATTAATCCGACTGCTGAGAATATTGCTAAATGGATTTGTGAACAAATACCAACTTGTTATAAGGCGGAAGTTCAAGAATCAGAGGGTAACAAGGCAATTTATATTGAGGAGGATTTCTAGAATGATTCCAGTTGCTGAGATATTTGGACCAACCATTCAAGGTGAAGGTCCAAATACCGGCATTAAAACATTATTTGTTAGAGTTGCCGGATGCGATTTTAAATGTAGTTGGTGTGATAGCAAGTTTGCTTGGAAGATTGATAAAGATACTAAAAGATATGAACCAGAGGAATTAGCTAAAGAATTGGTTCAAAGATGTAGGGATACTTATACATCACATGTTATATTAACAGGGGGTAATCCTTGTTTATATAGTTTTGGTGAAGTTATAGATATTCTACACAATAATAAAATTACCGTCGATGTGGAGACACAAGGAAGTAAGTTTCCAGAATGGATGAGTAAATTAGATTTAGTTGTCATTAGCCCTAAAGCACCATCAAGTGGTATGGAAGATGTTTATTATAAAATATCTAAGTGGTTAGATAGGGAAGATGTTAATAATAGAATAGCAATAAAGATACCGGTATTTAATAATGATGATATTGAATTCGCCGAGAAGTATTATGAGCTATGTGAGTATTATAAAACCGATTACGGTATGAATATAGATTTGTATATAAACGTTGGAAATACAAATACTTCTGAATCAGGGGATATATCAAGTAGAGTATTAAATGATTATAAACATTTAATTGAGAGGGTTATGGAGTCCAAGATGAAAAGAGTATTTGTAATGCTACAATTACATACATTAGTTTGGGGTAACAAACAAGGAGTATAAAGGAGGAAATATGAAAGCTATAGATACAGATAAAATTGAACAAGCTACTAAAATGCTTATTGAAGCGTTAGGAGATGACCCAAGTAGACAAGGATTAGTTGAAACACCAAAAAGAGTAGCTAAGTATTGGAAAGAACTTGGTGAGGGAATGATGTATACCAATGAAGAAATTGGCAATATGTACAAGAAAGAATTTGAAATTGATTCAAGAGATTTAGTTACAATGCCAGGTATAGATGTATTTAGTCATTGCGAGCATCATTTAGCATTGATGTATGATATGCAAGTTTCAGTGGCATATTTACCAAAAGATGGTAAAGTATTAGGATTAAGTAAAATTGCTAGAATTGCTGATATGTGCGCAAAAAGATTACAATTACAGGAAAGAATTGGAATGGATATTGCCGAATGTATTAGCATAGCAACTGGTAGTGAAGATGTATTAGTTGTAATTCAAGGTAAACATAGTTGTATGACTGCAAGAGGAATTAAGAAGGTAAATGCAGTTACTAAAACAAGTACAGCTAGAGGAAGATTTGAAACTGATAGAGCCTTAGAAGAAAGAGCTTATATTTTATTAGGATTAAAATAAGGAGGATTACGATGAAAATAAAAACAAGTGTTTTTAGAGATATGCTTAATAAAGCGGTAAAGATTTGTACATTCGATAAAATGTTGCCATTAACAAGTTTAATTGAAATTGAATTCGATGAAAAAGGTATTTCAATGAAAACTACAGATAATGTAACAACAATGATTATTAGAGAGAATGTTGAAGGCTTAACTCCAGCAAGAGTTGTTGTTGATGCAGCAATTATAACAGCATTAGTAAATAAAATTACAACTGAAGATATTGAGTTAACAATTTCTAATGCTTCACTTACTATTACTGGTAATGGAGTATATAATTTAGAGATAAGGGTAGATGAGAGTGGGGAAATAGTTAAGTTACCAGCTATTAACCAGGAGTTAGCAAATCAAGCTACTAAAGATTTTGATTTCCAAGGAATTGCGGAAAGATTAAATATTTGTAGCTCAGCAATAGCAACTGGAGAGGATGCTAAAGAATTAGGTAACTATTATCTAGGTGAAATGATTACAGCAACTGACCAATTAAAAGTTAGTTCAGTTAGTAATATTGAATCTATGAAGAATGATGAATTATTTATTAGAGAGGAATTTGGTAGGCATTTAATTGGTTTAGGGTTTGCTAAGGCTAAGTATATTGTTTCAAACGAAACATTGATTATAGTCGGTGAAAACTTTGTATTAAGTACTACTATGATGCTAGATGAAAAAGAACAATTCGTTTCTAGAACATTACAAGGTGTTAAACAATTTCTAGCGTTTGTTTATAATAATAGAGTAAAAATTAAGAAATCAATAATTATGGACCTACTTGATAGGGTTTCATTATTCGTTTCAGAATATGATGGTAAAACCATCAATTGTACATTCTTAAAAGATAATATTAAAGTAACTAACCGTAAAGGTACCTGTGATGAGGTAATTCCATACGAAGAAAAAGTATTAGATGATTCATTCGTAGAATTTAGTTCTTTATTAAATATTGAGTGGCTAAAATCATTATTGTCAGTATTACCAAGTGAAATAATTGAATTCCAATTTGGTAATAATGAGGTTGCAATAAGAATTGTTGATGGTGATATTTCTCAAATAATTAGTTTATCAGACGTGGAAGAATAAGATGGCGAGAGGATTATTTTCCGTCTCCAATCTTATAAAGGATAAGGAGGCATCAAAAAACGTTGCCTCCTTGTTTCTTAAAAGAATTGAAGAGGCGATAGTAAAATTAGAACCAGATTACAAACCATCAATTTATTATAAACCATCAAGTCTAATTTGTATGAGGCAGATGTATTTTACTAGAAAAGGTGTTGAACCGGAAGATGAAAAGAAAACTGCCGCAGGAATTGGAATTTGTGAAAGCGGAACTGATAGACATGAAAGAATACAAAGGGTTTTAGCTAAGATGAAAGAGTTAGGTATGGAGTTTGAATACATAGATGTAGAAACCTATGTTAAGGAACATAACCTAACTGATATAGAAATAATTGAAAAGAAAGGAATGGAAACTAAATGCTTTAATAAGCGATATAATATTAGTTTCTTAACAGATGGTATAATTAAATATATACCAGATAATTCTTATTACATATTTGAGTACAAAACTGAGATATCAAATAAGTTTAGAAATAGGGAGCATGAAGAGATTACTCATAGAACTCAAGCGGCTTGCTATTCATTAAGTTTTCATATTGATGATACACTATTTGTTTATGAGAATAGAGATGTTTGTGAGAAGAAGGTATTTTTATATCATTCAGATTACAATGAACAAAAAACTAAAGTAATTGATAAGATTAAAAAGTGTGAGGAACATTTAGCAAATAATACAGTACCACCAAAACTAACTAATAAAGATATAGACCCAAACTTTGTCGGAGGTAGAGATAGAGTAAGTGGTCCAAGTGCTAAGATATGTCAGTATTGTAAATATAAAAAGGAGTGTTCGAAATACTTATGAGTATAAAAGATTTTGTTAATTTATTGAGAAAGAATTTAGATAATTACTTACTTGAGAAAGAGGAGAGTAGTTTATCTAGAAGTCAAATATTAGAGGTAATAAGACAAACTACTACTGAGGCAATTGATATAGAGGTAGCCAAAGAGGAGGAATAGTTATGATAAATAGCAAGAAGAAGGGGGCAGCAGGAGAAAGAGAATTTGCTAACTTTTGTAAGAATATGGGATTTGATGTAAGAAGAACTGCTCAGTATAATGGCAAGGAGTTAGATTCTAAAGCGGATGTTATTGGTATACCAGGAATGCATATAGAAGTAAAAAGAGTGGAACAATTGAATATACATAAAGCAATGGACCAAGCTATTAGAGATAGTGAAGGTCATAACGAGATACCAATAGTTGCCCACAGAAAGAATAATACCAAATGGCTAATAACTATGACAGCGGAAGATTGGTTTAGATTATGGTATGGTATAGAAAAGGAGGTAGACAAAGATGGGAAGTTTACACAAAAAGATTAGAGATAATAATGATAAGAAAGTTTTGAAAGAAATGTTTGGAAAAGAACCAAAACATAGATGTCCAGTTTGCCATAGATTTACATTATATAATCATAAGGATACAAGATTGAATCCATATAAAGGTTGTGTAATGTGTTATTTAATCGCTGAGACGAGAAAGGAAAGAGCCGAGAATGAAAAAAGAGGAAATTCTAAACAAAACGATTCAAGAGAATAGCAAACTTATAGAAGATATAGTATTTGAAATAACTAGACAATATACTAAACCGTTAGATGATATTATGGTTATATGTAGGCAAATATTTACGAGTGGAGATAAGGTAACTGATGAGGAATTGGAAGATTTACTTACACAGTTACCTTCTGTTTTATATTTCGTAAATGAGGGTCAAGAGTTTGTCGGATTAAAAGAAGATGTGGCAAAGATGACTAAAACTACCAATTATAATATCGCTAGAGAAAAGGCAACAGGTACGGTTGCAGATAAGAATACAACTGCTGAGCTTGCAGTAATGAATGAGGAGATAAATCGTATAATATATCAAAGGTCATATAAGATGATTAGAAGTAAAGTTGAAATGGGTCAGGAGATGATTAACAGCTTAAAAAGAGTCTTTGATGCCAGAATGAGTGACCGAGATTTATCGAAAGGAGTTAGAAGATGACGATAAGTGGTTATAAGGAACTGATTACCGGTATGAATGTTCAAAATGAGAATTTCTATGTTATTAGAAACAAGGAGAATTATATGTTCGTAGATGAACGTGGAAATGAAACTATGGATATATTGGATGCCGAATGGTATAGAAGTTATAGGGGTGCTAAAAATAATTTACAGAACTTTGATGAACCAGAGTTATTTGATATAATCTTAATTAGTTGTTTAATTAGATTAGAGGAGATTATGTAACTATGACGGAAATAGAACATAGTAATAAAATTGCTGAGTTGGAATCCATATACTTAGGTAAATATCTAAGAGATGGTAATGAATTTGTAAAGATTAAAGCTGTATTAGTTGATTACAGAGATAATTATCAATATATGAATAGAGTTTCAGATGAGTATGGTAACATACATTTCATTGATGATATAAAGGAGGTATTTACATATGAGCAAACTAGACAATTTGATAAAACAAATCAATAAGGATTACAAGGAAGAAATAGCTTTTAATGGTAATGATGCAGCATTGATGAAGTATGAATTAGTTCCATTTAGTAGTCCAAGAATTAACTATATGATGTATGGTGGATTACCAATGGGGAGAATGATTGAGTTTGCTGGTGCCGAAAGAAGTGGTAAAACTACTACGGCATTAGATATGGCAAAGAATTGTCAGATTAAGTTTAGAAAAGAATTTGAGGAGAGTAAGGAACCAGATAAGGTATTGAGAAAAGTATGCTTTGTGGATGCCGAAAATACCTTCGATGTAGAATGGGCTACAAAGCTTGGCGTTAATGTGGAGGACTTAATACTAATCAAGCCTCAAGAGCAATATGCGGAACAAATATTTGATATTATGAAAGCAGTGGTTGAGACTGGAGAAGTTGGTTTAATAGTATTAGATTCAGTGGCACAATTGGTTAGTAAACAAGCATCAGAAGGAGATATGGAGCAAAAGACTTATGGTGGTATAGCAATGAGTTTAACAAAGTTCTGTAACATAGTGGTACCATTACTAGGTAAATATAATTGTATGTGTATAATGATAAACCAAGTTAGAGAGGATTTAAGTAATCCATATAACCAATTCATTACTCCTGGTGGTAGAGGATTTAAACATAACTGTAGTGTTAGGTTAATGTTTCAACAAGGAGATTTCTTAGATGTTAATTATAAGAAATTAAATAGAGGTTGTGAAAATCCAGCAGGAAACCTAGTAAATGTCCGCATAGAAAAGAGTAAAGTATGTAGAAGTGATAGAAGATTAGGTTTCTATACTTTAAACTATTTACAAGGAATAGATTATATAAATGATATGATAGATGTACTATTACAAATGGGATATATAATTCAAAATGGTAGTTACTTTACTTTATGTGATATAGAAACTGGTGAGATTCTTATGGATAATGATGGTAAGGAAATGAAGGTTCAAGGTAAAACTAATCTGTATAAGTTATTTAAAGAAGACCAAGAATTTTATGAGAATTATACAAAAAATATTTCGTATAATTAAAATGAAAGGATGGTGATTATGAAACCTACTAGAAGTTATAGTAAAAAACAGGAAGATAGGGTTGCTAAAGCTCTAGGTGGTAAGGTTAATGCTAATAGTGGTGCAACAGGGTTCTATAAAGGAGATGTAAGAACCAAGTATTTATTAGTTGAATGTAAGACAGCAACAAAAGAAGTAAAATCAGTTTCCATAAAGAAAGAATGGTTAAAGAAGTTGAACGAAGAAAGATTTGCTATGGGTAAACAACATTCAGTACTTGCTTTTGATTATGGTGATGGGGAGGATTACTACATAATAGATAGAAAACTAATGAATATGTTGTTAGATACATTGGAGGATTATTATGGAGAATAAAAGGGATATATGGTTAGAAGATTTATTATTAGAACCAAAACTTAGCGGAACAGAAAAGATTTGGAGAGATATTTATAGAATCTGTGATGAGTTTTATTTATTGCTAAGATTTCTAAAATATCCATTAACTTCCGAAAGACAGGAATATGTGATTACAATCTATGGTTCAGATAAATTAGGTTGGAATAAAGTTTTAGTTGCTGTCAAAGGTATGGAAATAGATAAAGTATTAAAGGAAGTTAAGAAGTTTCTAGAAAATTATAAAGTAAATCATAAAGAGTATAATTTGAGGAAACCGGGAGGAGGAGAGCTGATATGAGAAATAAGTGGTTTGCAAGAAAAAGTGGTTTTATTAAAGATAGTAATAAGATATCTACAGAAAGTGCCTTACAATTTCTAAAAAAAGATATTATTAAAGATTTTTATAAGTTACCAGAGGTTCAAAAGATTATAATAAAGGCTATTATTTGGGAATATAAAGTTAATTCTATAAAGCCAGCTTCGGTTCCAGAAAAACTAAAGTTATTTGAAATTACTCCATCTTTGTTAGAGGAATTCAAAATGGATTTTGGATACACCGAATTAGAAAGACTAAAAGGTGAGGCTACTCCATCTTATACAAACTGGTTAAGAAGAATTGGTCTTAGTTATGAAAGTGATAGAAAAATTGTTCAGAGAATTATTAGAGGTATTTATAGTTATACTGGTGGTCAACTAGATTACAGAAACGCCAGAATGAGAAAACAAATATCTTATAAACAGCAACATACTAAAGAGAATGAAGATAAAATTAAAAAGCAATCCAGATTGTATAGAGAATTTAATAAACAGGAGGTATAACTATGGCTATACCATTAGCGAATAAATATAGACCTAAAACTTTCGAAGATGTAAGTGAACAAGGTGCTATAAAAAAGATTATAGAGAATCAGATTAAAAACAATGATTTGAGAAATGCTTATTTATTTTGTGGTGGTGCTGGAACGGGAAAAACTACATGTGCTAGAATAATTGCTAATATGATAAATGAAGGAAAAGGAAGTCCAATAGAATTGGATGCAGCAAGTAATAATTCAGTTGAGGATGTAAGAAGAATTATTAGTGATAGTAAATATAAATCATTAGATAGTAAGTATAAGATTTATATAATTGATGAGTGCCATAGTTTATCAAATGCTGCTTGGCAAGCATTCCTAAAACTATTAGAGGAACCACCAAAACTAACAGTGTTTATGTTTTGTACAACAGACCCACAAAAGATTCCAAATACTATTCTAAGTAGAGTACAAAGATATAATTTTCAAAGAATTAGTAAACAAGGAATTATAAATAGGTTAAAGTATATCATTAGAGAAGAGAATACGGATATATGTATGGCTGAAGGTGGAAGTAGAGATGCCGTTGCTGATGATGAATGGGCTATAAGAGAAGGAATCCATATTATTACATACGAAGAAGAAGCATTGGATTATATTGCTAGACAAGCTAGAGGTGGTATGAGAGATGCTATTACTACTATGGATAAATGTTTACAGTATAGTAGGGAACTAACTTTGAATAATGTGGTTAATGTTTTATCAGCAGGGGTAACACCATATGATTTAAGTAATTTTACTTTATGCCTTTTAGAAAAGGATGTTAAAGGGGCATTAGATTATTTGAATCAATTTTATATGAATGGTATTGATATGAACTTATTGGTAACCAATTACTTTGAATTCTTATTAAACCTTCAAAAGTATTTGGTTTTATCTAATTCAGATGTATCTACATTGCCTCAAGATATATTATCACAATACAATGTAAACGATTCTAGTGCTATAAGAAATTATTTACAAAAACTATATAATGTAATAAATGCTTCAAAGATGGATACAAGGGCTTTAATGGAAGCGTGGGTGATGGAAAGATGTACTTAGTTGGTCAAAACCATAATAAGGAACTAATAGATAATGGTAAGTTAGATAATGCTAACTTTATTATTATTAGAGGTCCAAGAAATTATGGAAAAACCTATCTTGCTATGTACATTGCTAATCATTATAGTATGGATTATATAAACTTGGATTATAAGGTAGATACTATTAGACAATTAGTTAGTTCCAGCAGAAATAACAACAATTGTTTATATCATTTTAGTGATTTTGATAAGTCTTCACCGGCGGCGAAGGCAGCCTTGCTAAAGATAGCAGAAGAAACTCCGAAGGGGATAAAAATAGTAATTAGTACCTCAGCGGCAAATATATTAGATACTTTATTGAGTAGAGGTTATGTAATAAACATGGAACCATATAGTAATGAGGATATCTGTGAGTATGGTAATATGCTGGATTTAGATAATCAGTTAGTTGATAAGTTAATAAATGGTTTACGATTTCTATCACCAACCATTTTGAAGAAGGCATCGGAAGTTGAAGGGTTGGAAGAAATTGTAGATTTAGCTTATGAAACAATTGAGTGTATTAACAAAGGATTACAATTAGAAGATGTATCCAGAATCTCCTCCAAGTTTTGGAAAGATGATAAAGAATTGGTATTATTATTCTTAGACATAGTTGAAGATAATGTTTGTAATTTAGGAAATAAATGGTTTAAGTGTTCCAGTTTAATTGAAACAGCAAAGTTTACAGTTGAAAGATATAGTTTAAGTAATTATAGAAATCTAGTTCATAATATGTTAATGGAGATGGTATAATGAGGTCGTTAATTGATTTAAAATCGGAATTACTACGTGGAGAATTACATGAGTTATATGTATTCACCGGTGAGGAGAATTTAATTAGAAGAATATATTATGAAAAAATCGGTGAAATATACGGTAATTTAACGGTTTTGGATTCTGTTAGTACTTTATATACCGAACTAGGAAAAAAGCCATTATTCCCGAGAAAAACAGCATATATCGTATATAACGATTTGGATTATTTAAAAGAAAAGGAAAAAGTACTGCAAAGACTTATAAAACTTGCAAAGAAACACGTCGTAATATTGGTGTATGAAGAGATACCAGAAAAGAGTGTTTTTAGAAGAGTATTTGAAGATTATATTACAGTATTTAATAAAGTATCAGATGATATTGCAGTCAAATATGTAAATAAAGAAGCAAATGGTAAGTTGATAGATAGATTATTCGCCCAAAGAATAGCGTTTAATTGCTATAATTCGTATAATAATATTGTAGAGGAAATGAATAAGTATAAATGGTATAAGGAGGATAACAGTGATGATACCATAGATGCTTTAACTTATGCTACACTATTTACGGATAGGAAAGTAATACCAACACCAAAAGAATTTGCTAATGCTTTTCTTAAAAGAGATGCTCAGTTATTAGGGAATTACATAAAGGTATTAAAAGAGGAAAATATACTTGGTTATTTACCTGAATTATATAACACTATAGTAATTGCCTTATACATTAAACTATATGGTAAATGGGATGGTGGAACAAGGGCATATAACGGTGGTGAATACTGGGGTAGAATTAAAGAGATTAGAGATTTCCGAATAAGTTATAGCAAAAACGATTTATTAGATATCCGATATGATTTATACCAATTAGACTTAGATGTAAGGAGAGGTAGAATGAGAGCAGATTTGGCTTGGGATTGGTTAATAGGGGTGATATTATAATGGAAATTGTAAAGACTTATCAATTCAAAAAGGAAGAATGTTGTAAACGCTGTGGAAGAAAATTAAAGAAAAATGATTCTAAGTTATTAGGATATGGTCCAAGTTGTTATAAAAAGGTATTAAAGGAACAGCTATGTAAAGTTAAAGAAAGGAGGTTATTTTAATGGAGGAAGAGAAATTACCAGAGGAAGTCAAAAAACATTTAGACAGAAAGCTAACCGATATCCAGGAGAAGTTTTGTCAGTTAGTAGCACATGGTAATGAACCAATGGATGCCATGTTGGAGGTATACCCATCTAGGAAAACTTATGCAACAGGTAATAAAACTCAGTTACTAAAGAAGTTAATGAATAATCCAAGAATAGTTGCAAGGTTAAAGGAATTGTATTTAGAGATTAGAAATAACCAAGTTCTTGGAGATATGTATGATTTTGATAAAGGTGTTCAATTATTAACAGATAACATTGAGATGGCAAAAAAGAATATTGAGCAAGATGGTGGACATTTAAGTTGGAATAACCATCGTATAATATTAACATCAGTACAGGAATTAAATAGAATGTACGGATATAACATAGTTGATAGAAATGGTAATACCGGTGGTACCATGAATGTTACTTTTGTTAAAGTTGATAAAACCGAAGGAGATGTTAAAATTGGTTAGTCAAAAAAGATTTAAAACTCTAATAGAACAAATATTAGAAGTTAATGAATTAGCTAGGGATAATGATTATATATTATACGGAGCTGTAATTAAAAGAATAAAAGGGGAACAGTTTATGAAAGATATTTCATTATATGATTTCCTTAGATTAGCTGCAGTGGATAAAACAATACCAAGTATAACAACAGCAACCAGATTCAGAAGTGATATTCAAAAAGTAAGGGAAGAATTGAGAGGGGAAACATACGATAGAAGAATGAAGCATAGTAAAGATTATAAGGAGTTGTTTAGAAAATGAATGATAAACCAGAAATAATTGTATTATATGTTGATAGAGATAATAACAATGCATTGCACCAAATACTATTAAATCCATTAGAGTTAAAAAGTTTAGGGGCACAAATAACAGATATATTTGCTAGAAAGGGTTCTGAGGTACTTGTAGGTGATAAAGTTCTTAGATTGTTTGAGGAGGTGTCCGAAGATGGCAAAGAAGATAGTAGGGGCATTCAAGACTGATTTTAGTGTGGTAGAGTTTTATACCATAATAGAAGATGTTAATGAATATACAGTTTTAAAGAAACAAACAACTGATGAGATTTGCCTATGGAATAATAAAACTCATTTATTTGCTAATCTTGGTATAATTAAAGGGGTAGAAGAAATTGGTGGATGGAAAGAGTTTATTAAGAATGTTGAATGTAATTGGCATTATGATATGGTATTCTTCTGGGCGACAAGTAAGTTTGCTACTGAATATGGATTACCAGGGTATGATTTATTAGTTGATTTGTATAAAAGGTTAATTGAAATTAGGCAGTTTGATTATGATTATGCCAAAAATGTAGAAATGTTAGGAAACTATAGTATAATTGCACAATTCAGATATAGATTCTATATTTGGAAAGTAAGAAGACATCAACAAAAGGTATTGAATAAAATTATAAAGGAGTTTGAGGTTATATGGTAAAATTAAGACAATATAAACTTGGTGATGAAATATGGACAAGACCAGGTGGAAGATGGAAAACACCATTTATCGTAGAAGTAATCTATAAAGGGTGGATAGTTGCAGTAAACAGAAAGCTAAAGAGTAATCCACAGTTTCTATTTATAAGAACCTATACTAATGAAGTATATAATGGTTCTAGCAGGTTTATGAAATACGGTGTTGATAGTAAAACAAGTATAAAGGCATTTATAGATGGAATTATTCGTGGAGAATATAAACTTGAAAAGGATACTTGTACACCAATACATATGATGTTGGCGGATACAGAATTCGATATACCAGAAAGAAGGGAGCAAGTTCATTATGGAGAATAGATTAGATGTATTATGGAATGAGTATAAGGAATTACTATTAAGTACCAAAAGACAGGGTATAAAAGATTTAGTTGCTTGGTTAGAAGGAACAGATTTTATATATGCACCAGCAAGTACTAGATATCATTCAGCACATCAAGGAGGGTTATTAGAACATAGTTTAAATGTATATTATGAACTAATAAGACAACAGGATGTTATTAAGTTATTAAATATACCTCAAGATACTTTAATTATTACAGCGTTGTTACACGACATTTGTAAAGTTAATTATTATAAACAAGATGTTAGGAATGTTAAAAAGAATGGAACTTGGGTACAGGAGCCATATTATACAGTTGATGATTATTTCCCAGTAGGTCATGGGGAGAAAAGTATTATAGTAGCACAAGAGTTTATTAAGTTAAATGATATTGAAGTTGCTATGATTAGAGGTCATATGGGAGGATTTGTAGCTGACCCTTACTTTAATGTATCAGCATTGTATAATAAATATCCAGAAGCATTGGTGTTACACATGGCAGATATGAGAGCAACATATTTAGTAGAATCTCCTGGTTTATTAGAGGATTTTAAAGAAAGATTAGGAGATTACATAATTAAGGATACAACTAACCAAATACGTAAAGATTATACAATACCAGAAAGAAAGTAAACTTTCTGGTACTTTTTGGTAGAAATTACCATTTATGACTTGTTTTTCTCATAAAAGTATGCTATAATTATATTGTAAATAAGAAAGGAGTATATTATATGGAAAGAGATTTTAAAGATTTACAAGAAGAATTGAGAAAGGAAGTACTAAATTATTTGGTTAAGCAGCACATTGATTTATCAAATAACAATCAAATAAATATAGCACTAGAAGATTTCTATTCAGATACTATAGTAGAATATATGGATAAACATGGATTAGAATTAGGATACGAAGTATCTATAGCAGATGATAATAATATAAAAGTTGATATATGGCAATGGTAAGAAAGGAAAGGTTAAGTTATATGAAAAAGAAAAGAAGATTAAGAAGTTGGGTTAAAGTTACATTAGCAGTTATTATAGGTGGAGTAATAATGGGTTTAGTATTAGCTGAAGGATTAAAGGGATTGGATGAAATGTACGAAGAATGCGATAATGCTAAAGGTTATACTTGTAGTTATTACGAAGCTAGATTATATAGTATAAGAGGAGAATAAGCCTATGGAAATAGAATTAAGAATATTATGTTATAACAAAAATGGTCATTGTATAAAAAGATATTTTAGAACTGAAAGTAACATCAAAGAATATATAGAAGAAGAAATAAGAGATTATTTAGAAAAAGAAGAGGCTGTATATGAGTATCTAAGAATACAATTTTATAATAATAAATGCATAGCAACGGCATTTAATGGTTAGATTAAAAGAGGGGGGTTGGCTAAGGTTATATTAGTAATGAGGAAGGGGTAATAAGTCTATGGGATTTATAAAAGATATTATTCAAGCACATGCCGATAAGAAAAATGATTTTATATCTGAATGGTATTGGAGAGCTAAGTATAATAAATTAGAAAATGAGTTTCAAGTATTTAAAGAAACTATGCAATGTGATTTATATAAAAAGATTGTAAAGGATTTGACCGAATCATTAGAAATTAAGCGGTTAAAGAGGACTATAGAAAGATTAAATAATAAATGTAATTTCTTATTAGAGGAGAGAAATAGATTATATGATGAAAATAAAATTCTTAAAAAGAAAGGTGGAACAAGTGAAGATGGCAAAGATGAAGGATAAACTTCTCAATAATCTAATAGATAGTATTGAGGCAATAACAGAGGCAGAAGGACAGATATTTGATTATTGCCAACAATTGGAAGAGGTGCAAAGTAAGATTAGAGATATAGAGCATTATTTAGAGAATCATATTATTAGTAGAAGTGGCTCTATTGAGTTAATATCTTTATTGCAAGAATTAAGAATTGAGCGTAGACAAATAAAACAAATGTGGGAATTATGGAATACCTATGGATTAAATAGAGATAAGTTGAAAACAAAAGAATGGAGAGGTTTTTTAACTAGTGAATTACATAAGAAAGATAAACAGTTACAAACGGAATATAATTATAGAGCATTTACTGAAGAGTATTTAGATGAATTAAATGAAGATAAACCGTTACCAAGAGGAAGAAAACCGAAAAATATTTCGTATAATAATATAGAGAAGGAGGAAGAAATAAATGAAGAATAATACTAAACCACAAAAGTATAAAAGGCTTCAAGGACAAGAATGGGATTTAGTAAAAGCAAACTTTAAGTTACTATATACTTATAAAAGCGATAAGGGTAACATTAAAGGAATCTATACCAATGGTGTAGATAAGGTTTCTCATTGGATGGATGAGGAAGAAAAGAAAGCATATCTAAGTAAAGAAAGAAAGGAGAAATAATATGTTTGGAATTGGAGAAATTAAAATTAACGCAAATGGAAAGAGTAAAGAAGAAGTAAAAGAAGAAATTATGAACGAGGTTAAAAAGAAAGTTGATGAAATGTTTGAAATCAATGAAAAGATTGTAAATTCTCATAAGAAGGTAGAGAAGAAAGTCGAAGGACCAAAACCTGCTAAGATTTCATTAGTACTAGAGGAAGATAAAGAAAGAACAGGATTCAATGTAGAAACAAACATAGAGGTAGATGATTTATCTTATGAAGAACTAATGACAATGATTACAATGGGAGTTGCTAATCTATTTAAACAATTGTTTGAAGAAGATGCTTTTCAAGGAATGATGGCAATAACACAAATGCTTCCAGTATTGATGGATGAGTATTTCAAAGATGAGGAGGATGAAGAAGATGATGGAGAATAAATTAAAAGAAGTTCCATTAGAGGAATTGGAATCCGAAGTAATTGAGGAGTTTCCAGATATTCCAGAGGAACAACCAATGCCACAAGAACCATCAGTTGAAGAACAAATCAAAATGGCAACAGAAGAATTAGAAAGAAAGAATAATGATTTAACTCAACAAATCTATTATAAAGAACAAGAATGTAGAGAATTAAGAGCCGCAATGCAGAGTCAAGAAGAGAATTTCAATAGAGTTATTGCTGGTCTATGTATAACAATATTTGGTGGTAGATAATGCGAAGTAAAATATTGTTAATAGAAAAATATAGCTTACCAATTATATTGCTAGTAACTTTAGTAATTGCGGTGTATAGTATATTTATTAGAATTGATAATAATAAACTAACAATACAGAATTGCGAGTTAAAAGAGCAAATAAGTAAATTAGAAACAGAATTGGATAATAACAAAGAATTATTATTTGATAGAAATTATGAAATAGCTAGATTAAGAATGGAAGCGGATGAATGGAAAGAATTATTCTATGCAGAAATAGATTTCCATCCATACGAAGGTCCAGAATGGTAAATAACATATAATATAAATACATTGGTTGTTAGTAGTAATGGCGCTGGATAAACGTATAGTATGCTAACGTAAAAAGGCTAAAGTAATAGGGGTACCATCCTTTCCCAATCAATATCTAAGGCATCTACCGAACGTAATCATAGCGCTAAAGGATATGGTTCGGAATAATATAGATGTAGGTGACCAAGCGGTGTACCTGGTATAACCAATGCCAAAGCAGCTGGTAGGTAGTTTACCTAGAATTAAACCGACTCTTGAGCTGGAGGACGATAGGAGAGGCAACAGTTTTGGATAGTTTAGATTAAGAACTAGATGGTCCTAACTAGAGACAGGGGTGCTAGTTGGATTCCTATATCCGAAATAGGAGAATTGAATTGGTTTGACTTATGGAAAGACATATATGTTAGTTTGGTGGGGCATTCTACTAATATTAAAAACGCTCCAATTTATATATCTTCCGGATGCTAGGAGTAAGTAGATACAGAACTAAGTATTAGTAATAAAACTAGTTAGGTTACTAATGGGCTAGGGAAAGTGAGTCGCCGAAAGAAGGGGCATCTATGATTACTATAGAAAATAACGTCGACAAGTATATAGTAAGAGTATCAGAGTTCAAATCTCTGTCGGAAGTAAGTAACAAGTTCATTATTTTCAATACTCCTTTCTATAACTTTAAGTAGTTTTCTTATTCATAGAATCCAATTGAAAATAGTGAAAAATAACCTTTCTTTGGATATTATCTAGTAGTGCTGGGATAATATCCATTTTTTTTACCGAAATATTGCTTGTAAAATTACATGTTGTCACATGAT